TTGTTGACCGGCGCGGGAAATGCGGCAGCCAATCACACGGCCATTCAGAATGCTCTTGCTACCTGCGACGACACACACAATGTCGTCAACCTTCCATCGGGCACTTATTACGTGAACGGCTTTCACTTTGCCGATCAAGGGAATGAAGTGCTGCGTGGCTCTGGCCCGAACGCTACAACCTTGATTATCGAGGGCAGCGACGGTTGCACCGGGCTCCCCACCGGAATCTGCATGATGAAGTCTACGTTCTCCTCGTGGGGAACCGCGACCAATCCTCCATCCGGCAACCGTCAGTGTGCATGGACCGCAGGATATGCGCAGGGTACGGCGACCGTCACTCTTAATACTTGTGGCGGCACTCCACCTTCTGTCGGCCAGTTCATCATCCTCGACCAAGCCAATGATCTCACCGACAACGGCGGAGAGTTCCTCTGTGACAGCTTCACTCCCGCACAGTCCGGCGGCAGCCCCCACTGCAGCGGGAACGACGGATCTCCCGCCAACTCGGACGGCAGGCAGTTCAACCCCGGCAGCGGCCCTACGTACTCGCAGAAGCAGCTTACCGTCATTCAATCAATCTCTGGCAGCGGATCTGGCCCATACACGGTCGGCATTTATCCCCCGGTTTATTTCACGAATATAGCGTCGGGCAACGCGCCTGGTGCTTGGTGGCCGGGCGGACAGGTTCAGAACGACGGCCTGGAGAACATGACCATCGACGCCACGAACCTTGACAACGGCACCGTGGTATCCGCCGTAGAGAAGGCCGGGTGCTACCACTGCTGGGTCAAGAATGTCCGCTCCATCGATTCCACACGGGCGCACTACTTCATTTTCTACGGAGCCTTCGACGTTATCCGCGACAGCTACATCTACCAGTCGCAATCGCACGCGGAGCAGAGCTACGCAATAGAACTTGAGTCGGCCAGCGGGATCGATGCCGAGAACAACATTTTCCAGCAGGTTACGAATCCGATCATGGAGGGCAACTGTTCCGGCTGCGTATTTGACTACAACCTGAGCCTAGACAACATTTTCTCCGGCAATTATCTGCAGTTCACAGACTACTCGCACAACGCAGGCAACGAGTTCAATATTTTTGAAGGGAATATGTTCCAGACCATCTGGGCGGATGAAGAGTTCGGATCAAGCTACCAAGGAACAATGTTCCGCAACCATACTCCTGGATGGCAGACCGGGAAGCTGTATTCTACCGTCCCATTCAACCAGCGTGCCTACGTTCGCGCCTTCAACTTTGCTGGCAATGTGATGGGGCAGGCTGGCTATCACAGCAACTACGAGGCGTATGCTACCTCGTCCAGCGGCGGGGTTAATACGACTCTGGCATCAAAAAGCATATTCAATTTTGGCGGCACCGGCGTCGGCGAAACTACAGACTTGACATGCACTAGCCCTCCGGTGTGCGATCCGCTCTCGCGCTCAACTGCGATGCGCTGGGGGAACTACGACACAGTGAACGCTGCGGTTCGCTGGGATTCGACTGAGGCTTCTCCCGGTGCGGTAGCCCACATCAACGCCAATTTCTCTTCCTCTTACTTCAACACTCTTGCGCACACTCTTCCCGCATCCCTTTTCTATAACTCTGCTCCCTCCTGGTGGCCCGCTGGAAAGGCGTGGCCGCCAATTGGTCCGGATGTAAGTTCGGGCAATGTTGGAACCTGCTCCGGCGGTACCTACGATGGGGCGCTGGCCACCAACGCCAGCCAGTGCACGGGCGGGACGCTGGCTACGGCTTGGGCTTCGCACGTAACTTCCATCCCGGCTCTGGACTGTTATTTGAACGTTATGGGCGGACCACCGGACGGCAGCGGGAGTCTACTGCCGTTTGACGCCAACTCCTGCTACGCCGCTACGCCGCAGGGCAGCGTCAACGCCAGCTTCCAGTCTATTCCCATAGCCACCGCCCAGCGTACGGCGGCGCAGGGGCAGGTGCTGGTGTGCCCGCACCAATGAGGCCCATGAGACCTACGATAAACCTCGCGGTGAAGGGAGAGGGGGCGAAGGGAGTAGCCAGCCGCCTGCTCGACCTCACCAGCCGGGATGTGCTGGTGGGAATCCCCGGACGGACCACCAGTCGACGGTCGAATAAGGGGCAGCAAGCGGTGACGAATGCGGAACTGGCTTTCCTCCACACCCACGGGGTCCGGACGATAGATGCCCGCAGACGGATGGGAGCGATGATGAAGAACCGGGGAATTGGGTATAACCAGGCCCTCGCCCTCTATCTCCATTCTAAAGGGTCTCTCGCTTATGCCGTTCCTCCGCGCCCGATTATTGAGCCAGCCATCGTGGCCACGGGGAACAAGGAGAAACTGGCGGAGGACCTCAGGCGTGCGGCCCAGGCCAACCTGTCGGGGCAGGATGTGGCGACTGTGGAGAGATACCTGACGGCCACGGGGCTGGACGCGCAGAACATCGTTCGGAGATGGTTCACCGATCCCCGGAACGGGTGGCCGCCGAACAAGCCCTCCACCATTCGCCGCAAGGGTTCGGCTCAGCCTCTCATTGATACCGGAGAACTTCGAAAGTCTATGACCTTTGTGATTAGAAAGGGCAAGGGAGCGGCCTAATGGATCTGTCGGAAGTCACACAGGACCAGGCATTTTCGGAGTACGTCCAGATCCTCCGGTCAGTCGGTGGGGTACAGGGCCTCGGCGGATGGCAGGAGCCTCCTCCTCAGGCCATCGACAGCTGGGGAACGGTTACCCCGGCTACGGCCAAGTCCATTCAGACCGTCCCCGAGGCCGACCGGGTGGAGGGGGCCATTCTCTACTACACCAACCGTCCGCTGTTTACCACCCACACCGACCCCTCGGGGCTTACCCAGGGGGGAACGTCCGACATCCTGGTGTGGCGCGGCCAGAAGTGGCGCGTTATCCAGACGTGGCCGTACGGTCCTAGGGGTTTCTACTACGCCTACGCTGGCCGAATGGCTGGTTCTTAGGTAATTTGAATTCCAATGTCTACCCAGTCCCCCATCATCCCGCGTACCGCCGACATCATCTTCCAGGGACTTACCCTGTTCATGTTGGGTCTTGCCGCCACCCCCGAGAGTTTCCCCTTAGTCCGCACCTCGTGGCCAACCGAGGGGCAGCCGGGATACGGCGTGGATCAGGACATCACCGTCATCGCAACGCGGGAAGTAGACGACGAGTACAACCGGGTGGCGGACCAGGAGCTTTCCACCGATCCTTTGGACCCGAATTTCGACAACATCACCACCACTTACGTCCGGGTGTGGGAGGTGACGTGGATAGTCCTCGGCCCCACTTCCTTCGACCGGGCGAGGATAATTCGGACCAAGCTTCGCAACGACGAGGCGACCAAGCAATTCCTAGAGTCCTTCCAGCTGGCCCCGGTTACCGACCCCTCCGCCCCTGTGCGGGCACCTGAACCATTCGCCGGAGGCCAGTGGTGGGAGCGGGTGGACTTCTCCTGCCGCTTCAACGAGCTTACGACTGAGCAGTCTACCGTCGGCACCGTCAAGTCTACCGAGGTCCGGACCTATGTGGAGTCTTCCCCCTCCATCTCGCAACCGTTTTCCGATATTACGATCGTCAGTTCCCAAGGATAAAAGGATAAGGAGACTTTCTACCTATGTCTACCCCGGCTCTTCCGCTTTCCGACGTAGTCGACGTAGTGGTGCTGGTGGGCGCACAGGCCCCCTCCGCCCCCACCTTCAACCAGGGGTGCATCACCGGAACTTCCACCCACATCTCCCCCACCACCCGCGTGAAGAAGTACACGGCCCTTAGCCAGATGGCTACCGACGGGTTCCTGACTACCGATCCGGAGTACATCGCCGCCTCCATTCTCATTTCCCAGGCCGTCCCCCCGCAGTCCTGGTGGGTGGGGCGACGGGACCTGACGTCGATCAATACCTACAATATTCACTCCGGCAACTTGGGGACGGGGTATGTGGTGGGGGACGTCTGCGGAGTTACCGGCGTCACTGGCGCTCAGATTCAGGTTACCGCCGTTAACGGTTCGGGCGGGATCACTGGCTCCACTCTCCTCGCCCCCGGCACCGGGGCTACGGTCGCCAACGCCATCGCCCTTACCGGCGGTTCCGGCACCGGCGCGGAGATCGACGTTACCGTTGTCGGCGACACCTGCCTCTACGCCATGCAGCAGATCCGGGCGAAGTCTTCCGCCTGGTGGGCGTACACGGACGTCACGGCGCAGGACGCGGACCACCTGGCTCTGGCTGCAGCCTTCCAGTCCCTCTCCCCAGTCGGTGCCTACTTCTTCCAGACCTCCGACGCCGCCGTGGCTGCCAACTCCGCCGGGAACCTGTTCGCCACACTTGCTACTCAGGACTACACCCGGACCTGTGGGATCTACTCCACCACCCAGTCCGGTGCCTACCCTAACAACATCTACGCCGCCGTCGCCATGATGGGGAATGCCATGGGTCTGAACACCGGTCTGGCGAATTCCGCCTTCACCCTGTTCGCCAAGTCCCTCGTCGGCATCACCACGGAACCTATTTCCGAGACCACTTATTCCAACATCACGGGGAACTCCGGCAACGTCTACGTCGGCTACGGGCAGGGGGTTACCGGGCTGCCTGATTACCAGTTTACCCAGCGCGGGACGACCTTCTCCAGCTCCGGCAACACCTACCTCGACCAGATCCTCTTCCGCGACATGCTCTCCGCCGCCATCCAGTTCAATGTGATGAATTCCTACGCCACCCTGCCGAAGGTGCCGCAGACCGATCCCGGACAGGCTATACTGCTCGACGACGTGAACCAGGCGGCTCAGTCCCTCGCCACCATTGGATTCATCGGACCGGGAACGTGGCGGGGAGTGGCCATCCTCAACCTCCTTCCGGGGCAGACTCTCCCCAACCCCGGATTCCTCGCCCAGTCCCCTCCCTACAACACCCAGTCGCAGTCGGACAAGAACAGCCGGAAGTCCATGCCGATCTACCTTGCCATCAACGAAGCGGGAGCGGCCCAGTCCACCCTTATCGGGGTGTATGACCAGACTTAGGACGGAGACAGGGGCAGAGGAAGTTGAACTAGGAAACAGACCTTAGAATCAGGAGAATTCGACTTATGACAAACTACAGCTTCAAGGCTCTGGCCGCCGTCTTCACCCACCCCCTGGCGTCTCCCAACCAGTTCGTAATCTCGGGACAGGTGGGAGCGGGGTCGGTGGTGGTGGACAACCTTACCGAACACACTTCGCAGGACGTCGCCGCTGACGGAAACGTCATGGTATCGGCGATAGTCGGGGATAATGGGATGGTGACGGTAAACTGCCAGCAGACCTCCGCCCTCTACAAATGGATGCTGAATACCTGGAACGCCATCAACTCAGCGCTACAGAACGGGGACGCGTCCCAGGCCGCCGTCCTGACCGTCACCCTCCGGAATACTCTGGACGGGACGTCTCACCGCTGCCAGGGCGGGTCGTTCGGCAAGATCCCGCCGAAACCGTACGAGGCGCAGGGGCAGAAGATCTCCTGGGCATTGCCGTTCGCCGACGTACAGAACTTGACGGCTTAATCAGTAGACTTTCTACTTTCGACCAACGGCTTAGGAGGCCGCACCCCCCATGCCACGACCCACCACCACTGACGTAGAAGTAGCGGGCCAGAAGTTCCGACTGGGACTTTTCGACCTGTACGACTCCACCCGTTTCTACCGTCTCCTCGTTTCCACCAGCGCCCGCAACCTGTCCGCCGCCGATCAGGCGGAGAGGCCGGATTCCCCACCCCCCTCGGACCCCGTCTCCTTTTCCCAGGAGGCGTGCCGGTTCTACTGGATGGTGTACGGACCGCTGCTCGACCCGCAGGAGTTTAAGCGCATACAGCTCTCCTGCCTCCGCGTCGTTCGCCGCTATGCCGACGACTCCGGCTCCGATGACTCCGCCCTCCCGGTGATGGTAGGGGGGAAGCTGGATGCGGAGCTGGCTGCCGATCCGGTGGCGGTGGACAAACTGGTGGAGGAAACTCTGGTCTTCAACCTTTCCCCTTTTTTCGTCCGCGACGGCGGGGAGAAGAAGACGCCGCCACCCCTCCCGTCAACACAGACACAGGTGGGGACGGAGAGAGTGACGGGGAAACTGGTCTAGACCTTTTCCTCTTCCGCCCGGTCATCCGGGGAATATGGCGGCAGCACGAACTGTACGACGGGACCTATACGGCTGAGGACCTGATGGACGCGCACGACATGCTGGACCTGATGGGCAAGGTGAACGAACCACCGCCGGAACAGGTCGGCGGCTGACCCATGGCAAACGTCATCCAAGAGTACCTGGTCTCCCTGGGATTCGCGGTCGACCAGCCGCAGCTCTCTCGCTTCAACGACGTCCTCCGGGTAACCGCCCGTGAGGTGGAGGAGTTCACTGGCCGCTTCACCCGTGGATTCGTGGGCGCAGGCGTGGCCGTCACTTCAGCTCTTACCTCGGTCGCCGGAGCCACCCTCGGCGTGATGGATAGAACGGCCCAGGCCGACCTCCAGTACCAGATCTTCGCCCGCCGGATGTTCATCTCCGCCGACGCCGCCCGGACGATGAAGATTGCTACCGACGCTCTCGGGTATTCGCTGGAGGACATCATATGGGGACCGGCTGAACTCCGCGAGAGGTACAAGGAACTAGTCGACTTGGAAACCCGGATGTTCTCCCGTGCGGGCGGCGGGCAGGACATGGAGTCCCAGATGAGGAAGATCCGGGATATCCGGTTTGAGTTCACCAAGATGCGGGTGGAGGCTCAGGTGTTCGCCTTCGCCCTCACCCGCGATCTTTCTAAAGCCCTGTTCGGCGACGAGAACTCCCTCCTTACTCGATTGCGCCAGTTCAACGACTGGTTCCAGCGGGACTTCCCCAGCATCTCCTCCCGCATCGCTACTTCTCTTGTCCCCGTCCTCCACGACGTCCGCGACATCTTCCGCGACATATTCGACATCGGGAAGACCGCTGGGTCCGAGGTCATGCGGCTTCTCGGAGAGTTCTACGACGACCAGAAGATGAAGTCAGGAGCCATCAACATCGAGAACATCGGGCTGGCCCTCCACCACATCGGGGATTCGGTCAAGTACACTCTCCAGATCGTGAAGGACTTCGTCCAGCTCCTTCAAGACCACCCCTACATGCGGTCGATGGTGGAGGGGGCCATCGGCAGCTCCCTGCTGGGAGCCGGTCCTCTACCCGGAGCCATCCTTGGACCGCTTGCCAAGGGAGTGGAGCGGGGGACCGATCCTCTGGCCAAGCAGTACCAGCAGTCTACTCCCCTGGTTGGTAAGTTTGCCTCAATAAAGAAGTCTGAGGAATACCTCTTGGCGATGCGATATGCGGCCAAATATCATCTCGACCCGTTCCTCGTCGCCGGGATCATCGATAAGGAATCCGGGTGGGACCCGAACGCCGTTAACCGTTCCTCTGGTGCGTCCGGACTGATGCAACTCATGCCCGGTACCGCCGCTGGCCTGGGACTTTCCGGTTCATCCATTTTCGATGCTGAGCGCAATATCGAGGCCGGTACCCGTTACCTCTCCCAGCTCCTCGACCCCAAGCTTCATCCGGAGATCGGCGGGGACGTGGGGAAGGCCCTAAAGGCGTACGGCGGATTCGTTACTAAGGACCCGTCGGGATACGTCGGGGACGTGCTGAGGAGAAGGGATAAGATGAAGGCTGGTGGATTCTCGGCCCTCCACCCCTCCTCCTACTCCGGCGGGTCGGTGGGGGCGACCTTCGGCGACATCCACGTTCACGTCAACCATCCGGGGGCTTCAGCCGAGGAAATCGGTCATGCGGTGGCTACGAAGGTAGACGAGAGACTGAGGTGGCGGGCGCAGTTCAACATGGCCAACGCCTCTACGGTGTTCGCATAGATGAGCAGCGCGGCCACAGGATTCCGTCCGCCGGGTTGGCAGAAGACGCAGAAGTTCTCCATCACCGGGACCCTTCCGTCTTCCTCCGGCGGCTCCGGATCATCCACCACTTACTATTTCGACGCCATCCTCCGCACGGAACACGAGGATTCCCTTACCAAGTCGCAGCAGCCCATCCAGGCCGGTGCCTCCATCACCGACAATGCCTATAACAATCCCTCAATGCTCCGCGTCGAGATCGGGATGTCGGACTCGATGGACAGCTACACCGCCGGTCAATGGACCTCCGCCAGCACCAAGTCGGTGTCGGCCTACCAGACCCTTCTGCAGCTCAAGGAACAAGTCGTAATCTTAACTATACAGACCAAGCTCCGTACCTATTCGAACATGCTGGTCCAGCACATCCGGGCGATAGACGACTTCCGGACCCGGACGGCTCTCCGCGCGCTAGTTACCTTCGAGGAGATCCTTACCGGCACGGTGACCAGTACGCCGAATTCCGTCTCCGCCCGCCCGAACCAGAATGGCAATTCCCCGCAGGGAGGGGTACTTCCCCAGCCCGTTCCCCCGGGAGTCCAGGGGCCGCTGCAGTCGGCTACGGGAGGGGGGAGCTAGGGACTATGCAGCAGCTCATTCCACTTACCAATTCTCCCAACCAGTCCCTCACCTGCGTGCTCAACGTAGACGGGGAGACTCTGGCCCTCGGCCTGGACCTCAACTTCAACGAGACGGCTGGCTACTGGGAACTGGCTATTTTTGATTCCTCCGGCACCCCCCTTCTTTCCAACATTCCACTGCTCTGCGGGGGCTTCCCCTCCGCCAACCTACTCGGCCAGTTCATCTACATGGCTCTGGGTTCAGCCTACATCATCAATGCCTCCGGGGTGGCGAAGGACTCCCCGGACGATACAGACCTCGGAACGGATTTCGTACTGATCTGGGGCGACACCCCGGAGTATACCAACAACTAGTTCCCATGGCTACTTCTACAGTTGATTCCCATGACTACCAAATTCCAAAAAGGAGAAACTTATGTCATGGAGCGTTAGTGCTTGCGGCTTCGCACCGAAAATTGCGGAGCAGCTCGAACAGCAGTTTGAACGAATCAACATGAACGACAAAGGCGAACAGGAAACCGTCCAACACGTGCGGAAACTTGTCGCCCAAACCCTATCTACGATTGAACCTGAAAAGATCCTGCGTGTAAGTGCGTCGGGATCGATGGGCTTCAAGGACTGGCAAAACAAGACCGGATCGTACCAGAGCGTTGATTTGAAGATTGAGCCGATCCATCTGAGCTAGCCCAACGAAACAGGGAATCAACTGTAGAAGCAGCCACATGCCGACAGTCTCCAGCCCGCAGTCGAACGCCGCCAGCACACCACCGCTGGCCCTTTTCCAGCGGAAGTATGAGTTGACTATCCAGATTCCCGGCACCACTTACTCCATCTCTTCCGACGACTCCCCCGCCCTCCGTTTCACCTTCGACCTGCAGCAGCGGGCGTTCCAGGTGTTCTGGGTAGGGGACATCTCCGTCTACAACCTTTCCGCCGCCACCATCAACGACATCATGGGAGTGACGAACTACCAGGACATCCAGGTTTCGCTGGAGGCTGGGTACAAGACCAATTCGAACGGCTACGGGGTGGTGTGGTCCTCCCCGGTATTCCAGCTGCTCTTCGAGCGGGAGAACGTGATCGACCGCAAGCTAACTTTCCACTGCATCCTCGGCCTAACGGGGCAGCAGCAGCTGGTTTCGGGAGAGTATACCGGACTTACCCAGCCGGACATCGTCCGCAAGCTCGCCGCCCAGACCCAGACTCCGGTCTCCGCCCTCTCCACCCTCATCCCTTCCACCAAGCCGTCCCGTCCCGATGCCTTCTTCGGCTCCCAGTCTCACTACTTCACCCAGATAGCGGAGGATGCCAACCTCCAGTGGTATGAGGGCAAGGCCGGACTGAACTTCCAGGGGGTGAACGACACGGACATTCCCGCCGTCCCCACCCTCACCTTTACTCCTCCCGCCCTCCCGCAGCCGAATCTCGCCCAGCCCCGTCCTAGTTCCAATGCCGACGGGGTGATAGTGGGGACGCCGCAGCAGGTCCCCGGTGGAGTTCGCTTTACCGCTCTACTAGACGCCCGCGTGCAGGTGACAAAACCCTATCTCCTAGTGAAGATCGACAATTCCTTGATCCGAAAGATGCTCCTCTACCAGCAGTCCCCGGTCCCCGCTACCCTCACCGTTCTGGATCAGGATGGGGTGTACATCGTAGCCGGGACGCGGTTCGTGGGGGATTCGCGTGGGCAGGCGTGGTACGTGGAGATCGATGGGATAACCCGTACGGGTGGCAGGACAGCCATGATGCTGCTGCAGAACTGGAACACGAACAGGGGGAACAGCTAATGGGCAATACCCAGACTCCCGCTTCGTCGTTCGTCGACATCCCCACCCGCCTGGCTCCGGAGATCGAGCAGTGGCGGCGGCTCCTCTGGGACCACGACTGCATGTTCCGCGTGGCCATCCCGGCTGAAGTTGTCTCCTTCGACCCCTCCACGGCGACCGTCACCGTCCAACCCCTCATTCGGGAGAAGGTGAACAAGGACCTCGTCCCTACGGACGTTCCCCTGCCCCAGCTTTCCAAGGTCCCGGTCCTCGTTCCATCCGCTGGGGACTTTCTCCTTACCTTCCCCATATCCCCCGGCGACGAGTGCCTGCTGGTGTTCTCCGACACCTGCATCAACGCCTGGTGGCAGAACGGTGGGCTGCAGAACAGGGAGAAGCGGCGGCGGCACGACCTGTCGGACGGGTTGGCAATCTTCGGCCCCTTCTCCCTTCCCAACGTCCCTACCAACTGGTCCTCCTCCTCCGCCCAACTGCGCTCGCGGGATGGCCAGACTGTCGTGGAGGTGGGGAACGGGGAGATACAGCTTACCGCTCCAACCGTCACCGTCAACGGCAATCTGGTGGTCACCGGCACCACCAATCTCCAGGGTACCGCCACCATCCAGAACAAAGCTTTCCTCACCCATGAACACACCGGCGTACAGACCGGCGGCGGACACACGGGAGGGGTTCTCTAGATGGCCGCACCCTTGATCACAGTCCGGGCGCTATCTACTGACGGTTCGAATGATCCGCAGCGTGGCCAGGGACAGGGGAATTTCCTTGCCGACAAGGCCGCTGTCGACCAGATCATCCGCACCCGCCTGCTCCTATTCGAGGGGGAATGGTGGGAGAACCTGACCGACGGCCTACCCCTGTGGCAGAAGATCTTGACTTACGGTGGGGCCAACCTTCCCCAGGTCAGTCTCCTTATTCAGAAGCGAATTACCGATACTCCCTATGTCACCGGCGTTTCGAACGTCCAGTCCTCCATCGACAAGTCCACCCGCCGCCTCTCCTTCTCCTGTAGCGTTTCGACCGTCTTCGGACCCATACCCGTGATCACTTACCCACAGCCTCCATCAGCCTCTTTGGCCTAACTCCTATGTCCTATACCCCACCATACGTCGACGCCTCCGGCCTTCATCTTCCGTCCTACCAGGACATCCTGGACTTTCTCCAGTCGGCCTACCTCTCCATCTACGGCCAGTCGGTCTACCTGGGAAACGATTCCTCCGACCACCAGGAGATTTCCTCCACCTCCCTGGCCCTTGCCGACGCCATGCAGGGGCTACAGCTCTCTTATAACCAGTTTTCCCCACAGACGGCGGTCGGAGCGGGACTGGACGCCCTGTGCAAGCTCGTCGGGATTTCCCGTAAGCCCGCCACCCATTCCATTTGCCTCGTCAACCTCACTGGCACTCCCAACGCCACCATCTCCAACGGAGTGGTGCAGGATACCGTCTACGGGTTACTCTGGGACCTTTCCCCGTCCATCACCCTCGACGGCACAGGCAACGCCCAGGCCCTGGTCATCTGTGAGCAACTTGGAAATTTCAACATTACCGCCCCCGGACAGCTCTCCATCATCACCAATCCCCAGTCGGGATGGACCGGAGTGGACAACGGGTCGAACGTCGCCACCCCCGGACAGCCTGTGGAGTCGGATAGCCAGCTCCGTGCCCGTTTCTTCCAGTCGGTAGCCAAGCCATCCCGCTCCCTCGTCGCCGGTACCCTGGCCCAGGTCGAAGCCGTTTCCGGCGTAGTTCGCGCCGCCATCGAGCACAACCCTACCGGCTCTACCGATTCGAACGGCTGCCCCCCTCACTCCATTACCGTCATCGTCCAGGGAGGCGATCCCCTTACCCTGGCCACCACCATCTATACCAACAAGTCCGAGGGGTGCGCGACCAACGGCACTACCGTGGTGAACGTCCTCGATCCCAACACCCAGCTCACCGAACCGATCCAGTTCGATGTCATCTCCGCTCCGGCGGTGGGGTCCGGTCCCGGATTCCTTCCCATCTACGTGGTCGTCCAAATCCACGGACTTACCCCGGCCTACACCTCCTCCGTCACCGCTGCCATCCAGTCCGCCCTCGTTTCTTATCTCGGGTCGCTAGCCATCGGGGAGACCGTTACCCAGTCGGCCTTATACGCCGTCGCCATGTCGCAGAACACCAATCTCCAGCAGCCCATCTACAGCGTCCGGGGCGTGGCCCTAGGACTTTCCCCCGGACCCGTTACCACCATCGACATCCCGGTTCCGTACAACCAGGTGGCGTCGTCCGGCGGAGTACAGATCAACAGCATCTAGTCCCTAGTTCGCAGCCCAATGTCCACCCCCCTTCAGTCCGTTCCCCTACCGATTCAGAACGGCGGATTCCAGCTTCCCGGCCTCCCTCCCCCCGGCTGGTTCCTGCAGCCGGACAGCGGCGGCAATCCTCCGTCTCTATCTTACGACACCTCCACCCCTTATGCCGGTGCCCAGTCCCTCCAGATTTCCTCCGCCGACCACTTCGGCGGCGTGGTGGCCAGCAGCCAGCGGGCGGACACCCTAGGGTGGACTCCCGGATACTTCCCGGCCAAGTTCGGCGACTACTTCTCCCTCACCATCGCTATCAAGTACGTATCCGGCCCGATGCAGCCGAAGGCCTACGTGGAATTTTTCGACTCCCAGGGGAACATCCTCGGGTACGTTTCCCAGTCCGCCGTTCTTACCGATTCGAACTGGCACTCATTAACTATCTCCGGTCCGGCCCCGTTCGGCACCGCCTACGCCTCGGTCAAGTCCGCCGTCGACTACGTACCTTCCGGCGGCCCGGGGTCCACTATCTGGGAACTGGCTGCGGTCTCCTGTCTCCGCATATCGGCAGTCGATTATTACCTCGGCCTTCTTACTTCCGAATATTCCTCCGCCCCCAATCTGCAGCAGTGGCTGGGGACCATCGTTGGGGTCCTTTCCCACATTCAGTATTCCGCCTCCCTCCTCCCATCGGACTTCGACCTGGACCTCGCCGTTGGACAACAGCTGGACATCCTGGGACAGGTTATCGGCGTCCCCCGCCTTCTCCCCTTCCAGCCCATGGGCGGGGCGCTCCTTACCGTGCAGCAGGCGGGAGGCGGCGGAGGCGGCGGTTCGCATTACCACCTGGGGGACATCGTAAACATAATACAGGGGGGAGCCAGCGGCGGAACGGCCAAGGTTACCGCAGTGGGGGGACTGGGCAACGTCTACCAGCTGTCGGTTAACACTGGGGGCAACGGGTACAGCAACGCCAGCGGGTTGAGCACGACCGGGGGGAGCGGGTCGGGGCTGACGGTCAACATCACGGCGACGCAGAACTTCAGCGCCCTGATGGACGACTCTCACTACCGCATGCTGCTCCGCTGGAAGGTCATCCAGAACCACTGGTCCGGACTACCTAGGGACCTCTATCCCTACTGGAATTCCGCCTTCCCCGGTACCAGCCTCCGGATCATCGACAACCAGGACATGTCGGTAATTATAGTCGTGTCGGGAGACTTCGACAACCTCACCCAGCAGATCATTCTCAACGGTCTCATCCTACCGGTTTCGGAGGGGGTGCTGTCCAACATTTCATTCGCCCAACTCCCGATGTACGGAGCCGACCGGAACGACGCTACCGTGGCGGGTGCCGATACGGGATATGCCGTCTAAGGCTCAATAGGAAACAGGACATAGGATACAGGATACAGGAGACTTCCAAATGCCGGGTTCTAACAACTTCCTCCAGTTCAACCCTCCCGCCACCAATCAGGAGAACGATTCCACTTATCAGACCGACGGGCAGAGGGTCAACGGCGTGGCTTCGGGAGCCATCGTCCCCTCCGTCTCCATCAACAAGTTCCGTTACCAGTCGTCCACCTTCTACACCGCTCTCGCCCTCGCTCTCGCTACCAAGGGGTATATGGTGCTGGACGGATCGCCGGGGCAGGCGGCTTACGCCGGGTCCTACTCCGCCGCCGTTACATCCCTGGCAGCCATATTCGCCAACGTCCTGACGGCTGCCGACCTCCCCGGCATCCTCACCAACACCCCTCTTACCGGAAATCCTACCTGCCCCACCCAACCATCTACCGACAACTCCACCCGTCTGGCCGACACCGCCTTCGTCCAGCGGGCGGTGGGTACGGGGAACAGCAATCTCGTCGCCACTCCCTCCTCCAGCTACATCTACATCGGCCCCCTTCTCATCCAGTTCGGGGCGCTTACCGTCCCCGGCGGTTCCCCCACATCCTTCTCCTTCCCCAAGACATTTTCCGCCCGCCCCGCCCTGGTTATGACGGCCAACAGTTCATCCTGCGACTACACCAGCGTCTCCACCACCGGGGCCACCATCGAGGCGGCTAGGGGCGGGACCGAGGTCATGTGGGTAGCCATCGGGAAGGCTTAACAGGAGGAATAAAAACTATGCGAAAACTTACAGTCTCCCTTTTTCTCCTGCTGGCTTCGGCCCTGTCCCTCATCTCCCCGGCCCTTGCTCAGGACCCGGTATGGATGACCGTTACCGCCTCCGACATCACCGGTCCGGGTGCTACCCTCCTCTCCTCCGGCACCATGATCCTAGCCCCGGTGGACAATTACGGCAACCCCATCTCCTACCAGTTAGGCGGCGGGGGGCAGCAGATCCAGTCCCCCACCTCCTGCTCCGTTACCACCGGGGCCATCAACCAGCCCTGCAAGCTTCCCAACACCGTCATCACCAATCCGGCCAACGTCTGCTTCTCCCTCACCCTCCGTGGTCCGCAGGGCCAGGTCCTCATTCCCCAGTCCCAGCGTTCCGGCTACCAGTGCATCCAGCCCCAGACCTCCAACTACTGGTGTTCGACTACCGCTGGCGTAGGGACCTGCAATTTCGACCAGTTCATCCCCTCCCTTCCCAACATGTTTCTTAGTAAGCTTCCCCCTCCTACCCCCTCATCGCTCGGCGGGATCTATTCCCTGGCCTGTGGATCGGGGACGGTGGTTCAGGGGTATGACACCACTGGTCGTCCGGTGTGCGTCACCGGGGGCGGAGGTACGGGGGTAGCGTGGCAGGGGGCGTGGTCCAACTCCCCGACCTATGCCGTTGGCCAGGCGGTTTCCGACCGTGGAGCCTCCTTCCTCGCCACCACTTCCAACACTAATCAGGAACCTTGCTCCGTCACCCCCTGCGTCTACGGGTCGACGATCAACTCCAACTGGGGGGTGCTGTCGTTCGCCGGAGTCCAGGGTCCTACCGGAGCTACCGGGGCAACCGGACCTACCGGTCCGCAGGGTCCAACCGGACAGACTGGGCCGCAGGGTCCGCAGGGTGCAACTGGTGCAACTGGGCCACAGGGGGCTACCGGACCACAGGGTCCTCAGGGTAACACCGGTCCCCAAGGTCCAACCGGTCCCCAGGGTCCTGCCGGTACCGCCGGGTCCGTCTGGTATTCCCAGTCCGGCGTCCCCTCGGACGGCACCGGGTCGAACGGCGACTTCGACATCAATTCTTCCACCGGCATCTACTACCAGAAGATCTCCGGCCACTGGACCGCCCAGGGCAGTCTCCAGGGTCCTCCGGGGCCGACGGGGGCCACGGGACCGGCTGGCGCTACGGGACCCGCCGGACCTACCGGACCTACCGGTCCTCAAGGCCCCCAGGGCAACACCGGGCCACAGGGACCCACCGGAGCCACCGGTCCGACCGGTCCTGCCGGCACCGCCGCCACCATTTCCGTCAACTCCACCACCACTCTTACCCCCGGTTCCCCCGCCACCGTCAGTAATAGCGGGTCCTCTTCCGCTGCTGCCCTCGACTTCGGAATTCCCAGTGGACTGACCGGAGCCACCGGCGCTACCGGCCCCACCGGTCCGGCGGGCGCGACCGGTCCCGCTGGCCCTACCGGACCCCAGGGTCCTCAGGGCATTCCCGGTCCCGTGGTCTTTCCTATCGAGTCCACTATTGACCAGGGTTCTCCTAATTCCGCTATCTACTCCTACCAGAACCATCCGGAGATCGGATGGTACGCCGCTCTCAGCCCAATTCAGAATCAAGTCTCCCAGGTCTTCGTCCCCTCCCTTGGCACCACCGTCTGGGCGACGATGCTCAACCCCTCGCTCACCAACAAGTTTGCCTGGCCGATAGGCGGGACCTTCCAATTCCCCGCCCTTACCCCTACCAGCGGCTCCCTCGCCATTCTCCTTAACACCACCTTCACTGTCCTGACGAAGGAAGCTCCTGGGTCTTCCTGTGAATCCACCAATACCTGCACCCCTGGTGCCAACACCTGCCTGGCCGCCGCCAGCTGTGACATCGGGTTCCAGCCCGGCACCCTTCCCTCCGCCGGGACCTACACCATTTCTTCCGGCTACGCCTCGATCTTTTCTCAGTTCAACGCCGCCTACTCCTGGGTCTTTAACCGTCTGGAATCCTCCTCCGCCAATTCCGCACAGACCGGGTCGCTACGGCTGGCCCACGCCGACCAGGTGAAGTATAGGAACGGAACGAGCAGCGTCGGGACCGACAACACCGCCGTCACCGGATGGGCGGGGTCGGGGGACAACACCCGGCTGCAGGTGGGAGATACGGCAGCGAACGGGACCGGGGGAGTGGTAATTCCCAATAAGCTGGAGGTGCAGGACACCATCTCCGCCACCTGCCCTACCTGTCCCCAGCAGTACACCACCGCCAACCTTTCCAACCATCCCACGGCGCTGTCCGGCTCCCAGTCCGGATGGGCGTTCGACACCGATGGCCACTTCTACATGAACATCCTCGGGGCGGGGTGGGTGAAGTTTGACCCGTCGATTGGTAACCTTTTCACTGCCGGTGGGGATCTGTCCGGTACCAATACGTCTCAGACGGTCGTCGGGATTGAGGGGGACGCCCTGCCGCTGGTCTCCGGCCTTTCCTCCCTCTCCGGTCTGTTCTTCGACCCATCCATCCCCGGCTGGTCCTTCCAGTCCAACGTCACGACTCAGGGTAATTCCACCAACGGCCCCAGCCAGCTGGTAAAGACCGATTCCGGCGGCCACATTCCCAACGCCCTCCTTAACAATCCCCTCCCCGTCGGAATCTCCGGACTGGCCGCCACCGCTTCCGCTCTTGCCACTTCCCCCACCCCATGCCCGGCGGGACAGGCGGCGGCTGGCGTAGACGTCGGGGGTAATTCCGTGGGATGCTTCGTCCCCTCGGGATCAGGCGGCGGGGGATCGTCCTTCTACCCCCCGGTCCTCGCCACCCCGGTCTACCCCGGACTTTCCCTCACCTCCGCTTCCACGGTTTCTAATACCGCCTCCGCCACCACCATCCTCGGGGCAACCTTCATCGGCAACCGTACCTTGACCGCCAACGTCATCCTTCCCTACTCGGCGGGGGACAAGACCCTCCACTTTTCGGCGGGCGGGATACTGAGTACAGCCGGTTCTCCCCCTACCCTCACCGTCACGATAGTCGTGGGGTCGGGCAGCCGCACCATCACCGTCCCAGTAGTCGGTTCGCTGTCGGGGGCGGCGTGGGAGTTCGACTACTACCTCACCATCACCGGACTGACTACGGCTCAGGGCCACGGCTGCTTCCGCTTCCTCAGCACCGCCGGGGCGATGGTGGGCGGGTGCGACAGCGGGCAGATGACGGGGCTGCAGTTCTCGGCCAACCAGAATCTGGACCTGCAGGTGACGTGGGGGACGGCAAGCTCGTCCAACATCCTGACGGCGAACCAGCTATCCATCTACCCCGGACAGAGGATCTAGGGATAAGGAAATTTAGGAACAAGGAGAATTCTCAATGAGACGCACATTTCTACTGACTCTGGCGCTGGCTTCGGCCCTTTTCCTTTCCACACGGGGAATGGCTCAAGCCTGTCCCTTCAACACCGCCCCCGTCCCCAACGACACCTCCACCGGGACCACTCTTAACAAGGCGGCCAAACTTACCTCCACCGGCCAGGCCGTAGTCATGCAGACCACCGATACTACCGGTTATGCCGGTCTGGTGGTGGCGAACGCCGGAACGTCAGGGCTGGCCTGCCTCGCCATCTCCGGGGCATGGCCGATGGTGGTGGATGGGTCGACAACCGTACGGCACTATATCCAGATCTCTTCCTCGGTCGGCGGCGACGGCCACGATACTGGGTCCACGACTTATCCTGCGTCCGGCGGGGACGTACTAGGCTTCGTCCAGTCGGCCTCCACAGGCTCCGGCTCCACCTCCCTCGTCTACCTCTTCCCGCCCGAGATCAACCCGGTGTCGGGCAGCCTCGCCGGTCCGGGGACGACCGTCGTCAACGACCTGATGTTCTGGAACAATACATCTGGAACGCTGGCAGGAGACGACGGGGCTTCCGGTCCGACGGTTACCAACCACACCCTTCACGCCGCCAATTCCTTCTTTTCCACCTCCTACTCCACCAACAGCGTCTCCGGAACCACCATATCCGGCCTCACTTCCCCGACCATCGCCGCCAACTCCACCATCCACTTCCGCTGCGATGGCCTGTGGTCCTCTTCCTCCACCACGGCGGGAATGGCCCTGGCGATAACCGCCAGCCAGACCCCCCAGTCCATCTGGTATGGCACCGCCATCGCCAACAACGTCACCACCGGTCCGAAGGAGACGAACTCGGTGACTAACGGGACGCTCCTCTCGGGCGCCAATGCATTCGCCACCAGCACCAACTACAACTTCGAGATCTACGGGGCAATCCAGTGGAACGCTGGTACGCCGGGAACGTTTAGCCTGCAGGCGGCGACGACCAGTGTGGCCGGGACCGTCACGGTGGTGGCTGGGGCAAGCTGCAGTATACTTCCGTAAGTCGAAATCGAAATTCGAAACAGACAGGAGAAAAGGACAAATGAAAAAGGTATTAGCAGCAACCCTCGTACTGGCGGCACTCACCTTTACCCCCACCTTCGCCTTAGCCCAGGCCGACCACATGTCGCACGCCGACCGAGTGGAGATCGTCGCCCGCCACTGTCAGAACTACACCACCTACTTCCAAGATGGAAAAGATGCTCCGTATCAGGTCGTAGTTGACCAAATCGGGTGCGCCGCTGATCCGTCGACCGTCTACTCCCGTGAGGTCACCCACAACCTCGATACCAATCTCGCCAAGGACTGGTCCGCCTTCCTCATGTCCGGCACCTCCGGTCTTCCTACCGCCGGTCTCGGTAATTACCTAGCCCTCTCCGTCTCCGGCACCGTAGCAGCCGCCGACTGCCCCGCTTCCGCCACCCCCGCCTCCTCCAACTGTAACATGAACGGGGGGGCTTCTCCGGGGACTTACGAGATTTCCACCTCCGGCCTTGCCCGGCATCAGGCCACCTTTGCCCGGACCGGAAATGGGGTCTATACCCTTACCTATACCTGGACCGCCGGAGCGGCTCAGGACGTTTCTCATGGTACTCCTAATGGGACTATCGCATCGGCAGGAGTCGCCACTGGCGGAACGGCTGGCACCGGACCCATTCTCTTTGAGAATACCTTCACCCCAGTCTCCATGGCTATCGCCGACACCCTCCAGATCACCTGGACCATCACCATTACCTAAGGACGAGCCGATGCGAAATTTCCTCCTTACTGGAGTTCTGGTCCTCATCCCGGCGCTCTCCTGTGCCCAGGGGACCCTAAACGGCGGCCTCCTCGCCGGGGGGCAAATGGGTACCCCCTTCGCCAGCCAGAACTCCACCATCATCACCATCTCCGACTTCCAATCCTTCGGCGACACCATCCGCCTCGGCCACGGGTTCTTCATCTCCGATTCCCAGACCCTGACCGACGCCCTGGTGACCGTACACAATTCCCATTCCCAGCATATCGCTACCCTCACCGACTCCATGTCGATGTCGGATCAGGTCTATCCCGGTCTCAACACCGACTTCGCCGCCCAGCTCCCCGTCAACTGGGTTAATCCCGCTCAGCCCGATACCGACTGTCCGTCTTATGACCTATCCGTCACTATGGGGGGTTCGGCGGTCTCCGGCTACGGCCCCTACGCCTGCTCCCAGGCCGGTCTCCAGGCTTTCTTCAACGACTGGGCGTGCAATGCCAACACTCCTCCCTCCTCCCCTGGCAATGGCTGTTCCCCATCCAACTTCTCCTCCTCCCACTACAAGGATGCCTGCTGGCACCTAGCCGTCCCCCCCTCCTGCTCTATCGTGGAGACCACCTACGGCAAGACCACCGGGGACGCCTACGGGGTACTGGTTACCGGGAAGCTTGACCCCGTGACTTATCAGGAGCCGACCAAATGGGCCATAGTCGAATCTACTCAGCCCCTTCCCCCTAACCGTCCGGCCTGTTCCGGCGGGGTCGCCCCCAACGGCTTCTACACCTCCATCTCCGAATTCGGCGGCCAGAGGAACCCGGGATGCGACGGCCACACCTTGACTTCAGATGGCAAGCCCGGAGGTAGCCTAAACGACGTAGCCCGCATGTGGTCGATAGTCGAATCCGGACCCTCCGGCAAGGTTCCCACTACCAATTCCGGGATACTTTTCGACCAGGACGCCAGCATCAACACCCTGGGTGGCTCCTCTCCCTACGTCGACCCGGTCTATGGCCCCTTTACCTGGTCCAACCACGTGGTTCTGCGCGACCTTCAGGTCTCCCCCATCCCCGGCGGATCGCAGGGAGGGGCCAAGGGGTACTCCCCGGCCCAGCCCGTCCGCGCCTCGGGGGCGGTGATCAACGCCGACTACTCCGTCAACACCACTACCGCCCCCACCTGGTACGGGGCGGACCACGTGGGACTGGAGCGGTCCTACATCCACGGCTGGGACCCCGGAGACCCCGGACAGCCCTCCGGCCCGTGCGGAACGGGAACGCAGGCCACCAACGCCCAGCACGGGTGGACGATGTCCGGGCAGGCTTCCACCACTGACGGAAAGAACTTTACCTGGGTGAACGGTGACCGGATAGGACTGACCTTTGTCCCCGGGGCCACCATTACGATCAACGGCTCCCCTTACACCCTCGGCCCTACCGGGGTCTGGCTCACCCCCACCACCGTCCAGCCTTCCATTTCCGACCTTACCTTTTCCACCTCCTCGGTCGTTCCCGGCACCGCCGGTACCACCGTCTCCTTCTCCCTTACCAATCCCCCCGCCCAGTGGGCGAACGGCTGCGGAGACGACACCATCTCCCTCGTCGCCTGGAACGCCAACAATTCCTGGTTCGGCAATTCCTACCTGGAGAAGAGCCACTGGGTGAACTCCGAGTCCCACTGCATCTCCACCGGGTTCGCCACCCCCGGCAACATCCTCTTCTACGGCCTGTACATGGAGTGCGGGTCCGCCGGGTGGTTCTCGGGGGGAGGACCGGCGGATCAGAAGGGGATTGCTAATGACATGTTCATCCATCGTTCCGTCTTCTCCCGTAATCCCGACTACCGCCAGCTCTCCGCCGGCGCAGGCCACTCCCCCACCTTACCATTCGGATGCGGGACCTTGTCCGGAGGGGCCAGCCTCAATACCTGCCCCATGAACTACTCCGTCAAGAACACCATCGAGAGCAAGATGGGGGAGAGGGTGGCCTTCGTGGGGGTTCTGGCCGAGCACACCTGGCCGGACGCGCAGCACGGATACACCTGGTTGATCGACGAGCGGTCGATTTCGGGCGGAGGGGCGGCGGGGGTGTTCGACCAGCTGGGGGTGCCGCTGAATGGCACGGACAACGTCCACATCCAGTCCTGCTGGGTCCGGGACTCGTCCGGGGCCTGGACCCTTGGCCTACGCGCGGGATCGCCGGGAAACGGCGGGGGAGTGTCGAAGTCTATGGGGAACCTGGACTTCTTCAACTGCGTGGTCGGGAACCTGGGGGAGGCGGCCAGCTGGGGAACGGGAGCAGGGGAGATAGCGGAATTTGCCGGTACGCAGCAGAACTTCTACTGCCAGATGTCCCGCCTCTCGGGAGTTTCCCACGCCGCCTGCCGTCCCTCCCCCCTGGGGTTCGACCCGGTCCCCGGATCGGTGGTCAATCCCGCCTATCCGGACGCAGTCTTTTCCCTTAATTCTACTCCATTCTCCTCCGTCGTCTCCTCCTCGGGCGTGGTCCTCGTGTCGTTCACCTCCCGGCAGGACCCGGTGACCAACTCTCCCAACTGTACCGGTACGAATCCGGCCACGGGAAAGCCGGGGAACAATTTCGGCGTGGTGATGCCAAACTGTTCCGTCATCATCACCAATGCGGGGGGGTCGATCTCCACCTACACCCTGTCGGCGGGCGGGACCGGGTTCGTTTCGGGGGACGTGGGGAAGATCCTCACCGCCTGCCTGACCTTTGCCTCAGGGTCCTGCACCCAGCAGGGGGCGGCTGTCTTCAAGGTCACCTCGGTCTCCGGCGGAGCGGTGACGGGAATGACGCAGCAGACTATGGGAAGCGGATACGCCACGGGTACGGCGTACATCCTCACCGGGAACTCTACCGGCTCCGGCGCACAGATCACCCCGACGGCGGTGGTCGACTGGTCCGGGACCTTCCCTATCCGTTACGCCTATAACAACGGGACCCAGCTTATCACCAACGACGGGTCTCTAGGGGACGCGTTCGACTACCAGCCGCCTGCGGGGTCGGGCTACCCGTCCGGGACCCTGTGCAATTCCGTGGCCACCTGCGGCAATCTCCAGTGGTCTATCATCATTCCTACCCACGCCTATCAGGTAACCGACATCTATCCGGGGAACGGGGTGGAGACGCAGGACATTTCCACCTTCACGTCGGGTGCTATTTCCGACTCGACCTGCTCAGCCAACGGATATATAGTGGGGAACAGCAGCTCTACGGTCGCCTACGCCATTCCCCCCACCGCTCCCAACGGGCTGGACGTCTACTGGAACCAGGTGGGGCTTCCTGATGACTACCCCCCATCTACCCACTTTTGCATGCTGGGCAACGGCTCCGGCCTCCCCTTCAGCATCCGCGTCCACCACAACACCATGTTCGGGACGCAGCCGGTGGGATGGGACTATGCCGCCGGGACCTCCGCCCAGTCTATCAGCAACCGCTACCACGACAACCTGTTCGCCTTCCCCACCGGGACGAAACCGGGGATGGGGGTAAACCTGGTCGGCCTGACCTGCACCACGGGGGAGGGCAGCCACAATTCTGGGGGGACGGCTCCGGGGGACCTGTGCATGGACCCCCAGACGTTCGCCTGGTACCGGTCCGTCATGCTGGGCCGTCCCATTTCCAATTACCTATCCGTACCCGGCGGGTCGGGCAATAATTCCCCGCCATCACCCTTTACCAACTGGGCGTCCCCAACTCCCACGACCGCTGGCTGCCTCGGGTCCTCCCCCGACCCGAGCTGCCTGGGGTTTGCCGGATATCTCTCGGGGAACGTTTTCCCCATCACCCCCTGCGTCCCATCCACTCCGTTCGACCCCAACAACTGCCCCTTCACCGCCCGTCCCTGGTCGACGAACTTCGACCTGACGAAGGTGGAGCTGGCCGCCGGATCGTCCTACGTCGGGGGGTTCAACTACTCCCAGTTCCTGTTCGACATGACCAGCCACCAGTGGGTGTGTCCGGCGGCCAGCTACTGCGGCCCCCACGGTCCGTACTCGGAGGACCACGTCGGGGCGTTTGGACAGTCGAACTATACGGTAGCGCTGAACGACGGGATGAAGATGGGAGATGGGGGGATAGTGACTGGGGGAAGTCACCACTAGAGTCAGAGAAACCATGGTAATGGTAATAAAAGTAGATGTAGAAGTAATGATAGCGGTAGCAGTAGAGAGTCGACAGTCGTTAGCCAGCGTTGCGGCGTCTGAGGGGGCGACCGCAGCGAGATCTGGCCGGGGGACGAGCAACAATGGTAATCACGCAAGGACAGGGATTTTTCGAGTTCAACATCGGACACGTGATCGAGCTGGGCGTGTTCATAGTAGCCTTCGCCACCCTTTATCTGGACAGAAAAAAGACCGAGAAGGAGCAGATAGAAATGTACACCGAGAACCAGCAGAAGCTCCGCGCTCTTACCGAGTTTCACAGCGAGCAGAAGGAGCTTAATGGAAAGCGGGACGAGCAGATAGGGGAGCTGAAGATGCAGACCGCCCTTATCCAGCAGTCGGTGGAGCTGTCCGAACGCCGTCTCCGGCTTATCGAGAACCGCTGCTTCCGGATGCATGACAAGGAAAAACTGGATGGGTAGGATGAACGAGTAGGCAAAAAGGAGGAACGGGATGACAGCTAAACTGAAGTCTTTTCTCATCGTTTCGCTAAAGCAGGCGGTGAACGCCCTGCTTACCAACGCCACCATGACCACTTTATTTCCCCAGTTCATGGGGTGGCACACCGCCGACTGGTGGGTGAACGTCGGAAAAGTAGCTTTGGCCACGGTAGTGAGCCGCGAGGCCCTGGTATGGGGTCCAAAGATCCTCGCCTGGTCTCAATCCAACGGAGGGGAGGATAACTAGACATCCCTATGAAGATAGTGGTACAGCGCCGTCCGCCCGACTCCATCGCCACCCTGGGCGAGATGCTGATCGACGGGGTGCACGAGTGTTTTACCCTGGAGCCAGCCTCCACCTTTGCGGCGGGGACGTTTGACCTGGTGATAGACCAGTCCGTACGCTTCCGCCGTCTCATGCCCCACGTCCTCAACGTCCCCGGCCACTCGGGGATACGGATACACTGGGGAAACTGGGCGAAGGATACGGAGGACTGCACTCTGGTGGGGGAAACTGTCGGTACCGACTTCGTCGGCCACTCGGTGGAGGAGTTCAACCTGTTCTTCCAAAAGCTGCAAGCTGCTCTGGAGCAGGGGCCGGTGACCATTAGTTACCTGGACCCTACTGGTGGGAACGCGGGCAGTGGAACTGGTGGTAAGTAGACACTGGCGTAAAAAAAGTAGAACAAACCAACAAAGGAGAGAATGCAAATGAAAAAGGTAAGCATTATCGTGGCAGCCACACTGGTGCTGGCGGTATGCGGCTGGACCCAGTCCAATGTCCCCAACGCCCCCAGCTTCACCTTCATGTCCAACTTCCTGGGATCGCCGGTAGCCGGATCGACCAGTGGAATAGACGTAGGGGGAGCCTACCAGTTCACCACCTACTCCCGCCTCCGCGCCGACGTCTGGTCCATTCCGGCGGCTGGGTCCGAGAGCTTCCTCTTCGGCACCGACATCGATATGTGGTTCGCCTGCAAGCTTCTGGACGAGACCACCCTCCCCTGCAACAGGCTTAACCCGTACTTCGGCGGGGCGGGGGGATTCGGACGGGTGGCGGTGAATAATAACCAGAACATCAACAAGCCCGCCGCCATGCTGCGCCTCGGTGCCAACTTCGACCCCACCGGGTCAGGACGCTTCACCCTCAACATCTTCGAGGCCGACTGCGGGACCTTTCCCGTCCTTAATCCGGACAACGTGTCCGCCCGGAACGTGTTCAAGTGCGGCTACACCACGGGAATCAACTTCGGACTGGGGACCAGCCAGACCGCCTCAGCCAAGAAGCTCGCCCACATGCGGGCGCACGAGGCGAAGAAGCTGAAGAAACTGCAGAAGGCTGCCGCCAGCAGGAGTTGAGTCGGCCTAGAATTTCGTACTTACCGCCAGCAACCAACGCCTACCGGAGGGGGAGGAGACCTGCGCCCTCTCCGGATTTTTACCCCATTTCTACCCGTTTACACAGGAGAATTCTCCCTATGAAGTCCCTAGCTGCACTCGCCCCCCGAAAGTCCCCATCCTCCTCCCGTCCCCTTCAGCTCAGCCGTTACCTCGCTTCTGTCCCCCCCTCTCCCCTCAAGGTCTACTGGGAGTACAAAGTCCCCGCCGACCAGTGGAACATGTTCGGGAACGATTCGATAGGGGATTGTACCTGCGCCTGCATCGCCCACACGCTGATGTGTGCCACCATTCATACCGGGTCTATGGTCGTACCGACTGTCGAAGAGGTAGTGGCGGCCTATTCAGCCATCACCGGGTACGTCCCCGGCGATCCTTCCACCGACCAAGGAGCGGCCATCCCGGACGTCCTGGAATACTGGCGGAAGACGGGGATTGCCGGACACCAGATCCTAGCATGGGCGGAAGTGGACCAGACGAATATCGAGGAGGTCCGCCAGGCCATCTGGCTCTTCGGCGGAGTTAACGTCGGGATATCGGTCTACCAGTCGATGGAGGAGCAGTTCGACCAGGGAAAGGCGTGGGACCAGCCATCAGGACAAAATCTCGGCGGCCATTCCGTACCACTGTTCGGCTACGGACGGGACGGGTGTACCTGCGTGACCTGGGCGAAGCTCCAGCAGATGGGGTGGGGGACCTTCTCCAAGATTTGTTCGGAGGCGTACGCCGTCGTGACTCAAGACTGGGTGGACAAGCTTAGTGGAAAGTCGTACAGCGGGTTCGACATCTCCCAGCTACTGGCGGATCTGGCGGACCTTAAGCAGGACTAGTCTCAATCCGGTGGCTAGTCCGCCGCTCCCCAGCAACCAAAGGGTGGAGGGTTCCGGGGCCGTCCCCAATCCTCCCCCTCCTCCCTTTCCTCCGCCGCCCGCCGACATCCACCCCTTCCCCCCTCGCCATTCCCCGTTCCTCAGTAGCCACACCTGCTGCCTCGCTTCCCCCGTTACCTCTACCCCATTCCACAGCTCCCCTTCCACCTCTCCCCGCAGTTCGAATTCCTCTTCTGCTTTTCCCGCCCGCCGATGCACCCCCAGCGCCGTCCAGTAGACGTCTCCCGTCAACCCCCCGGTAAACAGGCTATTCCCCAGTCCCCCGTAGACGTCGAACGTCGACCCTTGGCTGGAGAAGACGGCTGAGGACAGGAGGCTGCCGCTAAGCATCGGGCCGGTGGACAGGGTTATCACTCCCCGCCACTGCCCTCTCCTTCCGTACCTTCCATCCAGGCCCCAGACGTAGGCGGACTCCCGTATCCCGGAAGACTGGGAAATGGAGAAGGACCCGTCACCAGGGAGGTAGACGAGGCGGATGGAGTCGGCACGGGACAAAGTAGACAGGACGACGAGCACCAGCAGTAAGCACCAAAACCGAATTCCCACTTCACGTTTCTTCATAGTCTTTCTCCTTCTTTTCACTAAGAAGCCGCATGTTCCCTTCCGCCTCCAGCTATGCGGCCTCGCTGGGCGCGGTCAATCGCTGCCTGTGCGATGGCACTTGAGGTCAGCAGCGTTAAGTTCGTAACCATCAGGACAGCTAACGTATGCGGGTTCCGCATTGATTTGCAGTCCACCTTGGCCGACTTCGCAATACTTTGAATAGCACGGGTCAGTGATATCTTTGTCAATTGGCACCTCCTTTCCCGCCATCTTCCGGCGTAGTCGGTTTGCAAAACTTTTCGAGGCGTTTTACTACCCTCTCAATTTCCTCAATATCATGAGACATGCGCCATAAGAACGAATAGAGACCAACGATCATTATTGCGAGTCCGAGCATTTTCCCTCCGGCGTAGTGGATTCGGACCACGAAAACTCAATATAACTGCACTGGTCATCTGACTGAACGAACTTGTTAGTAATGTGTGGATGTCCAAGTAACCAAGGAAGCAATGGCTCGTTTTTGCGGTCACATCGAAGTTTCCTGCCCGACTTCAAGCCATCAAGAATTTCCTGCTTTGTCACTGTCCATTCTCCTTCTCCGGGGGAGCGTCCGGGGCGGCGAGCGCGGCCCGAACAAACTCTGCTATGTGTCCGTGATACTGTCCGACCCTTCCCTGTTTCTTCCAGTCGTCCTCAGCGGCTTTAATCATCTTCCAATCAATCGTCTCGATCCTTTCCCGCATCTTCCGGACGGAGGCTTCGGCGTCTGGCGCAAGGCTGCAAGTATGCAGGCTGGACAATGGCGTGGCGTTGCCGGAGCACGGGCCTTTAGCATCAAATGCTTCATTTGGAGAAGGATAGGGAAGACTAGTTCCACACCTCTTGCACCTCCAGAAGTAATAACCCTTTTCGCCAATTGCCGCACATTCCCAATCGTGTTTAAAGTCGCTCATACCCTCACTCCTTCTCCGTCCGGCCCTCGGGGACGCTCATGACATCGTCTCCCGAAGTTGTGACTTTCCGCACACTATGCACTCACGACGCTGCATCTCATATCGTCCGATACTGAAGGATGATTCACTTCTGTATCCGGTTCCGCGCTCGGTAGTGGTCCACTTCGTCCAGTTATGCGACCACGGCCACCTACAGCGGCCCGTCTTCCCCTCAGCCACGGTTGGCCTCCTTTCGCGCTTTCCTTCTCGGAATCATGATGTAGTCATTAAGCCAGTGTTCTCTTCGATCTAACTCGCCACTGCGCAAACCGAGTGTGTATTCAGCGGCCAAAAGCCAATCCCATCCGTGAGCGTCATAGAATGCGATCAAGTCTCGGACTTCTTGCATCGTGGCCCGCGTCCCCGCCTTGTCGCGTGTCGTCATTGAGTTAGGCTCCCCGCTCAGGTTCGATCCAACATTTTGAGATTGCTTCTTCTTTCGACAAAGGGACGATCTTACTGACTTGATCCTCCGTTAGTTCGATCTGAACCGTTCGATATGTTGGGCTATCGTTGGTGTATATCAATGGCGCATCGTTTCGCATAATCACAGTAAGAATACGTCCGCTCATCTCATCTCTCCTTTACGCTCTGGAACGTCCGCCATGAAGTCTCGCAACCATTGTGGGACTTCCGCTTTCGGATCAAACTTCTCATTCCTGCACCCACAAACCGGACAGTATTCGACCCACGGATTAAGCCCTACTGTGTGACACTTGTGATCGCAGGCCGTCATTGGTCATCCCTCCTTGGCTACGTCGCGCAGTGGCATTCTAAATCGTTACAGTCGGCCCACATTATCGTTCCCCGCTTGTCGGTTTTAATCCCCAAGCGTGTAGGCTCTGAAGGCCAAGGACCGAAGGCGACTCTCCCGTAGATGCGAAATTTACTCCCGTTTCTTTCGCGCAAGATTGCACAGCGGGTTCCGGCAGGATAAGTCTCCGATATTTTCTTGGATAACTCTTCCCTTAACTTATCGTATTTACTACGGAGTACGACCACTTGAGACTTGGACATCGCCTATCCCTCCCTCACATCCTCCGCCCGGAGCACGATGGAGCGGATTGCCGCCCAAATGTTGTAAGCCGCCTTCTGCCCTTCGCTGCTGGCAGCCTAGTGGCTAGTTTCGTCATTGGCAACCTGCGCTGCCTTCTCCAGCGCCGTCCGTACCGCTTCGTCGATGGCCCGCACAGCTAGTATGGACGGCTGTTTTGCCCGTTTGCCCACCGCGACACAGACGTTCATTTCTAGCTCGTACTTCCGCGCGATCTTCTCGTCAAACTCCCGGTGCGCCGCTGCTTCGTTCGCCATTCCCCTCACCTACCCTTTCCCTTATCCCTTTCCATTATCACTCCCACAGCCATGCCGTACACCAGCCCCAGCTGCAGCGCCCTCGCCGGTGGCAACCCATTCTTTTCGCACTCCCCCGCCATCTCCTCCGACACCTTTTTGAACCCTTCCGCCTCCGCCACCACCAGCGGGCGAAGCGCGTGCTGCACCTCCCTCTGGTCCCTCAGCCCCCCCAATCCCCCGTCCCCGAGGTACAGTCTCACTATCATCCGGGTGTCGAATTCGTTCCCCGGCTGGTCACGATTCCGCTCCAGCAGCACCCCCACCGCCATCCCATGGACTATTCCCAGGCGGATGACCGCCGGAGGGGTAAGCTTCGTATCCTTGTTGTCGCTCGCCACCGCCGCCGCCAGTCGAACGCCCTCGGGGGTGGAAATGAACTGGATGAAGGTACGAACAAGTTCCGCCCGGTCCGGATGGGGAGGACGGACGGCGAAGAAGGAGGACAAGGCCCCCTGAAGATCAAACTTATTCGGATCGCTGTTTGCCATACTTCCTAATCCTCCTTATAGGTGATCCCCGGAGACTCCTCACTCGACTGTGACCGGAAGTGTGCCTTGGGGTGGGTGGGGAACAACATCTCTAATACCAGACCGTTGGCTGCGTCCAGACAGTTTTCCACATTTCCGGTACTAAGTTTAACCCGAGACAGAAAGCAGTTTAATCGATGACGGCGGATTGGAACTCCTATACCCACCCCGCAGTCGCACAAGTTCTCCCCCGGCCCTCCCCCGTCGTACATCGCCATTCTCTGCCGGGTGAATACCATCTTGGTCTCTTCCGGGCAGGAATCGTACAGGGGGCGGGAGGAATGGTACTTGTGGTAGCTCATCGCCATCCGGTTGAGCATGCCCTGAAGGGCCTCGGCGAACCGGTTCCACGTCTCCGGTTCGATGTTGTAGATGGAGTCAGGAAAGTCTAGATCGAACTTCATTCACATGTCTCCTTTACCAGTTCTTTCACCGCTCCCCCTAGTCCAGGGAATACCTTGTCCGCCTCTTCCGCCGCCTTCCCAATCCTCGCTCTCAGTTGCCCTACCACATCTTCCCCGTTGAACCTGTCCCTGCACCCCTGCCCATACCTCGACATCCAGGTCAGGGCCTCCACCACGTCCGCCAGCTGGACCATCCGGTAGACAATCCCGTTCGGGTCCGGTTTGAACCATCGGTACCAGGGGCAGGCTTCCTCCTCCATCCTTTCCCACTCTCCAGCCCCGATCATGCGCTTGGCCGGATGCGGCAGGTCCCCGGTCTTCACCTCCGGGCCATCGTGTAACAAGGCCCACCACACGGCCCGCATGGTGATGTCTAGGTCCAGAGTGGTGAACCTGTCCGGCTGTTCGTTGAACAACCCAGCTAGACGGTTAACAAGGATGGCTACGCGGTAGGAGTGTTCGGCGACGGACTGCGGACGGGCCACGGGGTGCGTCGTCCATCGGGGTACGTGGCTGAGGTCGAGGAGGTCAATCGTCATTCCCATATCAGCCTCCACAGGTGTTTCACCATTCCCCAGCTCCACGGCTGCCTGCTCCACAGCCTCCATCCTCGCCGACGCCGTTCGAAGTCCTGCTGCGCCCAGATCAGGCTCATTGCCTACCGCCTGTCGCTCTGGCTGCCTCCGCCAGTCTCCTCCGGTCGTACTCCTCCTGCTCCTTCTCCGTCCTCTCCTCCACCTTCACGTAATAGTAAGCCTTCCCCGGCACCGTCGCCTTTCTAATTACGTCCGGGTCCACTCCCTGCTCCAGCAGCTTCGGCACGGAGACTGTCGACCCGGACCTTCCCCGGCATTCCTTTACCACCAGTTTACCATCCCCCGGAAGGTTTATCCGGTTGTACCCGATGTCCGCCATCATCCCCTGCAGCAGGGCGTCGGTGTCCTTCCGCAGCTTCTCGTTCGTCTCCGCCAGATCCTTATACTTCGTCCGGTCCAGAGCCAGCTCCTCCAGCATCTGCTGGTAGCCCTCGTCCACCTGTTCGAGATCGCACTCGCGGACGGTAAACTCCAGCTCCTGCTCCACTTCCTCCGCCATGGGGGCAGGCTTCGGTCGGCTGGCCGCTTTTTCCAGTTCCTTCTTCCGCTCCGGATTTAGTTTCCTTCCCAGTTCCGCCTTGGTTCGCACTGCCGTTTTCTTTTTCTTTTGTACCATATCTCCCGCCTCCATTCCACAGTCTACCACTTACCAGCCTCCCTGTCAAGTACCTAGGGGCGGTCGGCCATTTACCTTTCCCTTGCCTCTCGCCCCTAGATCTGGCTAGTTCGGCGTGTAGTCGAGCGTTGCCGAAACAGCCTCCTCCACCACCGTGATCTGGGTCGTAGCGGTGAGGCTGTCCGCAGCGTCCGTAGCCGTGATGTTGGCCGTTCCCGCCGCTACACCGGTAGCCACCCCGGAATTCGAATCGACCGTCACCGCCGCCGGGTTGTCGCTCGCGTACGTCACCGGGCCTGCGGGCGGGAGCTTGTCCCCCGTGCCGTTCGGCCCACTCCACTCTTGGTAGACGGGGCTAGCCGTCTGTCCCACTCTGATCGTCGCCATTTTCCTTTCTCCTTTTCCTTTTCCTTCTCCCATTCTTCTGGGTCTGTAGTTGAGGGTTGCGGATAAGCGGGGGCGGGTGTTGGTATAGATCGCCTCCGCCAGCATCAGAACTCGGTCGAGAACTTCTCTGTCCCCTGGACTAAACATCTTTCGCCTCCTGTTTCGCCTCTTCCTGCCTGGGCGTGTGTAGAATGTGGCTGATGACCTTCTGGAGACACTCCTCACCACAGACCGGGAGGAAAGACGAGTCTAGTTCGTAAACAGCCTGTGCCCCCCTCCAGACAGTCAGTATGCTGCTATACGGTCCGTCGGTGGTGGTATTCGGCGCGACGGTGAACCAGTGGTTCGTCTCCCCCTTCACCTTCTGACAGTTCGGACCCGCGCACCGGACGGTGGCCGGGACGAGGTACGGATTGGTCTTGGTCTGATTTGTCATGGTCCTAGTCTCCTCCCCATCTATACGACCAGCTTCCCTTTACGCGGATCGGAACTTTCAGTTTCACCGTCTGCGTCATACACCCGACCATTACGGAATTCCAATATTCCTTGAACACTGGGTCATCGTCGAGTTCCATCACCAGACTATCGTAAATGGATAGCAGTGGTTCGACGTGCCGTCCGGGGTAGACCGTGTCCCCCACCTTGTGCGTTCTCCCCTCGTCCCCCCACTCCTGCAGCATGAATCCCCAGATCTCCCGCATCGCCAGCTTCATGATCCCCTGGGCCGAGGACGAGATCTTGTGGCTGTGGCTCTGCCGCTCCGCCTCTTCCCTCACCCACGACTTTTCTGAGTAGACCCCCGGTAAATACCTCACGCGACCCCACTGGTCGGTGACATACCCGTATTGCCTCAGTTCCGCCCGGCAGTTCAACATGTACTGTTTTACTCCCCGATATACCTTGAACCACTCCTCGATCATCCCATCGCAGTCATCCTCGGTCCACGGGTCCCCGCCCTGCCCCAGCGGCAGTCCGTTCTTCGTCGCGTTCGCCAGCGCCATCTGCGCTTCCAGTCCCACTCCCGTTATCCCCGTTATCACGCCGAACCCCACCCGTTTCGCCGGATACCGGTGCCGGATCTCGTCCACCTCTGCGTATCTTTCCTTCTTCGTCCCCTTGTGTAGCGGCAATCCGAAGATTAAGGCGGCAGTCTCCGAGTGCGCGTCCTTGTTGGGATCACATAGGAGGTCTACCAGCACCGGGTCCATCGACTGGTCCCCCATGACGCACATCTCGATCTGCGACAGGTCCCAGTCCCCCAGCACACACCCTTCCTCCGCGATGAATCCCTTCCTTAACTCCCTCCCCAGTTCCGACCTTACCGGTTGGGCAAGGAGGTTGGGGTCGACCATCGACGGTCTGCCAGTCGGCACCCTCGTGATCTTTATCGTCCCCCTTATCCTTCCGTCCCTTCCCAGCAGCTGGGACAAAGGGTCGCAGAAGCTGGACTTAATCTTGCTACACTCCCGGTAGTCCAGGATCAGCGGCATCACCGGGTGGACGAATCTCATCGCCTCCAGTACCTTGTCGTTCGTCGACGGCTTCTTCTTCCCGCTCTTCCCACCCTTGGTCAGCTTCCCCACCGGAAGGTTCAGCTGTCCGAAGATCAGTTCCGCCACCTGATCCGGGGAATTCGGATTGATCTCCGCCCCCGTCAGCCCGTGGATCTCTCCCCGGAGCCTTTCCATCTCCCTTCCCATCCTCTGCCCCAGCTGTACAAAGTGCCCCTTGTCCGCCCGGAACCCGTTAGCCTGCATCCGTTCGAACATCGGCAGCGCCCCCATGTCGATCTCGAACACCCTAGGCTGGTCGGGGTCCACCGTCAGCATCCCCATGTCCGCCTGCATTCGCTCGAGCACCGGGTCTATCCGAAGAGTCGCATCTGCGTCCCGGTTGGCATAGGCGCAGGCCTTCTCAAAGGGAACGTCGTCAAGAGTCGCCACGGGCATCGGACCGAGTACATCTTCCACCGGTCTCCTCACCTCTACGTCAATCCCCTCCCACCTCTTCCTCAGGTCTATTTCCTCCGGATTCTTACATTTGTCCGCCACCAGCCTGTCCAGATACCTCTGGATGGACCACGGCTTCTTCACCTTCGGTTCGAACTTCTTCGTTTCCTTGTTCCTCTCCATCACGAGGTAGGGTTCGGAATCCGGCCAGTTCCATCCGAACGCCGCCTGCATGATGTAGTCTACGGCATGCGCCTGATTGGCCTCGTGCACCAGCTCCTCGTAGCTCGACATCTCCATCCCGGCGTGGCGGTAGGCGAGAGCCTTCAGCCCCTGCGGCTCCAGACAGAGGTTGTAGGCGCGGACCATCGTATCGATCACCGACCCGAATGGTAAGTCTATCCCCATCGCCCGCAGCACCCCCAAGTCGAACATCGCGTTATGGAGAACAACCTTCCCACCGCACAGGGTGAATATCTCCAGCTCCTTTATGAACCACTTCAATTCCGGGCTACCAGCTTTAACCAGACGGGCATCTCCGGCGGCTGTGGAGTAGGTTAGGCACCACGGCCCGCTCCGGCTCCCCTCGGTATCGATCGCTATCCGGCGTACGTCCGCGTCAAGTAGAATATGGGAGTGGAGTTCCCCCCACTTCGCCTCTTGGTAATCCGGACAGAGGAAGGTGTCGGTGAGCGGCCATTGCTCCCTTCGAACGACTCTAGCCACCGTCCTTACGTCAGCCTGCCCGTTCGCCGCCAAATGGATCTGGTAGAAGGAGTTCGCCGGATGATAAACCGGGACACAGATTCTCCCCTCTGTCCACCAGATCGGCACCCCGTTCACCGTGTCCAAGTCGTACCCTTCCCCCAACACCCACCGGATGGCGTGCGCCCCCACCGCCGCAATTACCCTTGCCCCCGACCTGTCGATGTCCTCCTTGACTTTCTCCCTGTCCCTTTCCACTTCCCACTTCGCCGGTTCCGGGTTCCCCGGCTTGTAGTCGTTTACCACGTTCCACCGTCGGGCGCAGTCGAGCGATAGTCCGGCCCGTTCGAACCAGTCCGAGAGCACACGGCCAGACGGACCGATAAAGGGAATCCCCCGTCGCCATTCGTCCTCCCCCGGACGCTCACCTAAGACATAAATCGCCGCTTTCTCTGGTCCGTACGCCGATACCCAGTCCTCCTGCCGGTAGGGGGGGTGGAGCAACCGGGATATACCGGAGACGGCTCCGGGGGCTGCGGGAGGGGTAGAGGGCGGGGTGACGGTCCGCAGCCCGCGTCCGTTGAAGGACGTTGCAGGACGACTACCTTTCTTGCGCGTCTTCGTCACCATACCCCTACCCCTTCTCCCCTTCCATCCCTTCCGCCCTCTCCTCGGCCTTCCCCTCCATCGGCTTCCGGTAGTCCGGGTACCCCTTCCGGGCCAGCTCCAGCCGCCGAAGCATGGATAGGGCGGTGTCGCGGATCTCCTGCCGGATGACCACATTGGTGACCAGACGCCTGAGGAATGCCTCCAGGAGGTCGACATCGGAATCAAGAAGCTGGATCATTGGCCTTTCCTCGCTGTCTGGATACCGGCCAGCTTCACAATTAACTGGCCAAGGCTCCCCGGTTCTAATTTTATCCTTGAATAACTTGATGGCGGCTAGTAGCCGCGATCTTCTGGCCCGATTCTTATATAAGGCAATTTCGGCCCTATCAAGCACCGCCTGCCACCCCCTTGCCCCATCGGCACTGGGTGGTCCCCCTATTTTCCGTTCATCATCGCCTGACATATCTTCCTCGCCGTTCCCTTTCCTATTCCCTCGATCTTTTCCCACTCCCCCTCGTCCGCCATCAGCATTTCGAATGGGCTACGGAAGTGTCTGGCTACCGCCGCCGATTTTAGCAGGCCGACGCCGGGGAGACAAGCTGCCAGCTGTCTCAACAGAGTGGGCTTAAGGATGCTGACCTGATCGTCCAGGGATGAATGCAGATGTAAATGGGACTTGTGATCTTCCCATGTTTTGGAATTCCACCACGAATAGGAGGCAGCCACCCATTCCGCGCTTTCCTCCAGATCTCCGGTCCTCGCCACCCGTACCCCGGCTTTAAACTGAACCGTTGCCAGCCAGTGGACTAGGTCCCGGTACATCCACCCTCTTCCGCCCGACTTCGGTTCGAACCAGAACTTCTTCACTGGGTGGCGAATCTGCAGGCTGCCATCCTTCAAACTAGCCCTCGTATCCCCCTCGACCAGCAGAATCGGCAAGTCGTAGGTCGCCAGCAGACCGGGGAGCTGGTGACCGGCGAACCTCCCGTTGGCGATACAACTTAATACGTCTGGGACGCACTTGTACTCAACCCCCACGGTCACTGGTCTCCCCTCCGGCCCCTGACCAAGCCAGCAGGCGTCGCCGAACTCCAGCGTCCCGGATACCACCGGTAGGCCCTTCTTCTGCCGGAGTCTGGCGAAGAGTCTGTCGGAACCCGTCCTGGGGTCGACGGTGATCACCCGTTTACCTCATTCTCCGTCCCGGTGAAATGCATGGGGTACTGACCATTCGTCCTTCCCAGCACGTCGACGAAGTGTTTGTCCTCCGGCCCCAGCGTGCACCACCTTACCTCCGTCCCGGTGTCCGCCTCCAGCTCGCTGGCGTAGGTGAAGAGATTGTCGAACGACTCCCCATTCCGCCTGTCCAATCCATCGAATTCGTCTTGCCCCCACCCCCACATCTCAGGGAATAGGTAGTTGGCAAACGTTAGGACAATGTACGCCGGGCGGTTCATCTGGACACTCCGCTTCAGCGTATCCCGGTCCAGCTCCGCAATTCTCCGGAGCTTCTTCGTTACCGTTGTCAGTTCGAATAGGTTCCTTAGGTCGTCCACCACCTCCGTCTCCAGCTGTTCAAGGGCCGCCTTATGAAGTTCCGAGACGAATTCCGGATTCTTCTCCCTTATCTCCTGCGGCCAGTTTTCGATTTTCCAGTTCCTCGGGGGATCGGACATCCCGGCGACATGTTGACAGGCGGATTCGAACTGTCGCAAGCTGCTTTCCCTTACCCGTGGCGGCAGACCGTGGGCCTCCAGCCTTCCGTTGATCCTCCGCGCCAGATCCACCCAGGAGATCTCCCGAGGCATCGGTCCGGAGTTCCCCGCCACGCGGATGGGGTACGAACGGACGACCAGCACCACTTCGTAGGGCAGGCTAGGGGATAGTCCGCATTCCGCTATCCAGTTTCCACACTGAGTCTGCTTGTGCGTAGTGTAGGGGTAGGGACCGAGGTGAAGATCCAGCAGCGTCCCCTGCGTCCCTTCCACCAGTATCTTTGCCCCGCCATCCCAGCTCCGGTTAAGGAGGGCCGTGGTGTCGGCGAAAGCCACCGGACCGAGGACGTCCGTCAGTCTCCTTCCAGCCCCGATGCAGTCGGCGAACTTCTCCTCCCTATCCGTCAGTCTAAATTCCTGAAGCCACTGTTCAAACAGCTGCGTCTTCCCACTCCCCCGGTTCCGGATCTTGTCGACCACCGCTTCCGAACACCCCTTGCCGACTGCGCCCATTGAGTGATGCCTGTTTGCTACTTTTGCCCGGTCAGTATGAACGGGTAAATGAAGCCCACAGCGGTGATCAATAAATAGGCGCTTACGGACATCCTCGCCTGTGGCCTTGTTTATCATTTCAATCTCTTTGGCAAGGACGAACGGGTGTACATAAGCGCCAGGAGCAATTACCAATGCCGTGTTGGGGTTAGTGAACCCCACTGGGATTTGCTGACATACATACGGCTTCCCTTTATAGTAGGCCGTGTGACCAGCGTTGATAGTTCCTCCGCGTACGCAGAAGTCGACTTTGTCCCTGTTAGTCAGGAACGCTGTAACTGCGCCCTTCCCCTCCGATCCCCAAAAACCGCCTTGGACGACTGTGATCGGGTTTCCTGTTCCCTTAGCTCTTTCCATGACTTGTTTCCCCTCTCCTGTTTTAATTTGGCATTATACTCATTACGAATCCGGTTAATTTCTGGAATAAGATGGCGATTGTCGATCCCGCGTTCGTTAAGCGCCCGTATCTCCGTGAAGATCTCCACCTTGCGTCGCTTCATCTCCTCAACTTTCTTTTTGTTCTTACGTAGCGTCAACCACCGATAGTTGAAGTTTACGTACTCCAATATCAGCTCTACCTGACGTCGCTTAATAACCAGAAACGGAAGAATTTTTGGCCCCCACTCTCGTATGTCCCGGTTGGCAAGACGCCACGACCACACGTATCGATTGCGAACTTTTCCGTTGGGGCTTCCCTTTTTGTGGGCGTACACTCGGTGAATCCCTGTCTCCTTCATCAGAGCTAGGATCAGTCGGTAGTCGGAGTTCGACACATTGATGGTGGGGCGGAATTGACCAACACGGACCGCGTGCCCACTCCCCCGCTTGTCTATCAGCATTACCGCCCCTTCCCCGTCGATAAGCGCAGCCAGCCATGCGTAAAGTACCTTACCAGTCATGGGATCAGTATACCACGCAGTCTTGCCGACGTCAACCTATCAATCCCGGTATCCACCTTGTTCAATTTTCATTACCACCAGGTAGCAGTAAGCCGCCACCTGTACCAGCTCCATCGCGATTCTCGCCAGCCTGTCCTCCCTCGTCACCGGGAGGATCTTTTCTTCCGGGTCGTTCCTCCCCTCCCGCTCCTTCATCGACCGGCTGGTCATCTTCGTCACTTCCTGCGCCGCCTCCCCCAGTTCCTTCGTCAGGTTGGCGATCACGCGGCAGGGGTCGTCGGTAACTTCCCCGTGGAAGAGGACAGCGCGCTGGGCCTCCCTATGGATGGCCTGCAGCACATCCGCCTCATGATCGCTGAGCAGCGTTATCGACTTCATCGGGCTTACCCCCTTTCCCCTGCTCTTTTTCCTTTCTCCCCGCTCTTTCTTCTTTCGTCTCCCCTTCTCTTAGCAGATTTACCTCTATCCGGTATACCGCCCGGCAGCGGCTACAGACTACTTCCCGCGACCAGATGTCGGGGGAGGGATGGCGGGCGGTGGAAAGGGAGGAGATGATGACGGCGCGGCAATTGGGACAGGAGATGTTCATCGGGCGACCGCTCCTTCCACCTTCTCAGCCATCTTCTCCGCCTTCGTTTCGACCTTCCCCACCGTCTTCCCCCTAACAATTAGCCCGTGCAGGTCCCGGAGACGGGCGAACTGTCTCCGGCTCACCTGCATTCCCTTTCTGTATTTCCCCGCCTTCCCCAGCATGTCTTCCAGAAAGATCCGGTCCACCTCCGTCACCCCCTCCACCTGTCGCCAGTCCCCGTCGAAGTTCGAGATGGCCAGCAGCATGGCGAGGGCGCGAGGGGTGCGGGAAAGGTCCGTCTTCGGATTCATGTCGGCGTTCGCCACCGTTTTCATCTTACCTGCACCTCCCCCAGAATTCTCCCGCCCAGCTCTTCCGGTCCGGGACTTCGAACTCCACCCGCGTCTCGTCCTTCCCCGACAGGTTGTCCCTCAGCACCTGGCAGCTTACCTGTCCGGCTTTCAGCGTCAGCATCGCCAGGGTCTCGACGTAATACGGCAGTCTCGGTGCCCCGTCGATCCCAAGGTCTATCCCCATTTCGACTCGCACAGCTTTCCTATCCACATTCTCCTTCATGAATCCGCCTTCCTTCGGCGGCTTCTGCAGCGTGGATGTCAGGACGACGTTCAGATCCTCAACCAGCGCCAGCCTATCCAGAAAGGCCCCGTCATGCGCCCCCTTGGCCACCGACCAGAAGCTGTCCGGGGACGGGATCGGAGGAGCCTTCTTCCCTTCCCTTGCTCGCTTCTCCAAATACTCCGCCTTGTCCAGCTGGGAGGTGGCGAGATAGGCTAAGTCTTGTGCCCGCTCCCACAATCTGGACATTGATTCCACACCCAACCAGTCCCCCGGCTTATGCTTCCTCAGTATGTCGTCCACCGCCCAGGTCGCCTGGTTCATGGTGTCGACCTTGTAGTAGACGACGTTCCCCGGCGCATCGCCGCCAAACGCCTTCATGGCCGACCGGACCTTGTTCTCACTGTCTATCAGGTAGAAGGTAGCCTCCGGGTTGACACACATCTCCACCCATCGGGCAAGAGAAAGGACGGCACAGGTCTTCCCCACGCCGTCCTTCCCCACCAGGAGGAGAAATTCCCTGAGGTCCGGACCTGAAAGTAAGTCGGCTGCCGACTGGGTCCGGACGACGTTCGACTGCTGACTGCCACTTGGTACGTTCGTTGCCATAAGTCTCCTTGTTCCTCCCTACCGCATCCTTTTCATGGATTCCGATTGTTTCGCCGTTGGTTCGATGTCGTCGAAGATCAGCGGGAACTTGGACTTGAACTCCGCCAGCAGCGGAATGGTTACCTGCCGCATCTGCGGGTGGGCCTCGGCGGTGGTCCGCATGATGAAAAAGTGTCGCCAGTTGCGGAGGTTGCCGGTGGTGACTAGGCGGGAGGCGAGAGCGTTAGGGAAGACGGACCGGGCCTCCTGTGGCCTCCACCCATTTTTGACAAGTGAGATGTAGGAAGTTTCCGCCTCATTAATCGCATTTAGCCAACGCGGATCATACGCGCAGTTCCGATTAGCGCATTCTTCCGGTGTCCGTAAACTGACATCGCTGTGCCACCACACACCATAAGGATTTTTGTAGTCGTGGCGGAGTTCGTGACCGTTCATGCACAGAAGGCACTCTACCTCCGGCTTCGGGTAAATGAAACTCGGTGCCATCTTCTTCTCGTAGTTCACGAACCTCGTTGACTCTTGCGTATACGAGAATAGCCGGTGTCTCACCCACTCGTGTGTTATTCCCCGGTCGACCACCGCGTCAACAGTCACGCTGACATGCTCCACCACCGACCAGTCCCCGTGCTCCAACACCACCGACTGGATCAGCCGCCGCCAGGAGTCTTGTGACTGGGCGTCCTCCGAACGGTGGGAAATACGGGCGCACCACTCAATATGCCGCATCCCGTTTAGTGGAATATGGGCGTGGGAGTCAGAAGTGATTCGGGCATACGGCCTAATAATCTTCATTTTAATTCCTCTCTTACCTTCATTAGGAGCTTTCCTAGGTTGTTAGCACCACGCCCATTAGGTGGGCATGACCCCCAGAAGTTATCCCCCCACCAGTTCCCTTCCACTAGGGTGGCGTTCCCGGTGGCCAGCAGCCGCTCCCTCAGGCCGTCGCCGAGGTAGAACTTCCGGCGTAGGAGTTCATGCATCACGTCTATCCGCATCGCGTCCCAGTGGGGCCGTAGCTCCACCTTCCTCCCCGCTTTCTTGGCGGCAGCCGGGCTAGGGAGTTGGGCGATCCTGATACGCTCCCCCGTATCCAGCGTCTTAGCCGCCTGATAGGCGTGCTCTACGGACGGGTATACCACCCCTTCAAATTCGATATCTACCCGATAGAAGTTCGACAGGAAATTGTACGGGCCGTCGAAATGGGTAATGCGTGTGCCGTCCGTCATTTTAACCATTTCCTCCGGCGGGCATGAGCCACAAGGACGTTCCAGTTCTGCTGTAGCTCTTCCTGCGTGAATTCCAGTTCCAACTGCTTCACTATCGGTCGGGGCGGCGCATAGTTACCACAGATATGCATTACCAGCAGCCGCGCTCGGGTCGCCTTCACCATGTAGCAGTACCCCTTCAGCTGCACCGTCCACGTCCAGAAGTTCTTCTCCAGATCGTCCAGCTTCCGCGACGATTTGAATGTTGCTTTTGTATCCACCACGACCCAGTCGTCCGACGACAGGTCCACGAGATCCGGCGACCCCGTTATTCCGTCGACCGTTACCTCTCCCAGTCGTACGCAATTAGGCGACAGCAGACATTTGGCGAAGGCATCGTCCACCACCCTCTCCCATACATATCCGACGCTGCGGTACCACTGCAATTCCTCACTCGTCAACTTGTCCTGGCCGATGACCATACCCCTTGCCGACTGCTGTAGGTCGTCGTAGATCTGCGACAGGTGCAGGCCCTTGGATCGGGGGGCAAGGTGCTTGTCCGTGTCCGCCGGTCCCAGGATCTGTCTGGGGTCGAATTGTACTTCCGTCACTACCATTTTCGTTTCCGCTTCCGTTCTTTAGCCCTTTTCCGGCAAAGTTCGCACCATCTACCGAATCGGATCAATCTTCGACATGGACATTTTTTCAATCAAACCTGCCTTGGAAGGAAAAAGTGGGCGGTGCAGCCATCCCCCGCCCACCGGGGAAAGAGACTTTCTACTTCCACTAGCCCAGCGAAACGGTATTGTCGGCGAACGTCCAGGGGCGGCCTTCTGCCGATAGAAATTCGTCGCGGAAGGCCATCTGGATAATCTCCTTCTGCATCGGCTTTCCCTTGAGGGAGGCGAACAGTTTCTGGCTGATCTCCTTCTTCTGCAGCGTCCCTCCGGCGTCTCCCAGCACATCCAGCACGGCATCGACCGCAGCCGACTCGACATCCGCCGATCCAGCCGCCGCTCCATTGGCCTTTCCACCTTTGGCCGCCGCCGGTGCGCTGGCTCCCTTCCCAGCCGCTTTCGTCCCAGCCTGGCCCGGAAGGTTGTAGATCTTCGAAATGCAGAGGACGGTCGACTCTCTCCCGTCTTCCCGCTTCGCAATCCCCGACCGCTCCGGCTGCTTCTCCCGCAACAGGTGAACCTTCAACCCGTCGAGGAAGGAGATGTCCGATCCCTCGATCTGGTCCGTCGGGTATCCGGCATTCACCACGCTCGAGATGAAGGTGAAGAAGTTGCACCCGTCGGACAGCTGGCTTTCCCCGCCGACTTGCTGCAGGGTCTTTCCGTCCTTCGACGGAGTGAAGTTCTCGCTCCCCTTCTTCCCGCAGCTGTATAGCCCTTCTTCCTCCAGCTTCGCCCCGTCCGCGTCCTCGTACTCGTAGGTCAGGTGCGCCACCAGGGTGTTGGGGGCCTTGCCGTTGAAATCGGAGTATCCCCACCGCGCCTGCTTGATGAGGGCGTCCACGTCATTGATCAGACCGCCGCCATGTTTGAATGCGTCGGGCCGAATGCTAATTCCTGTTCCAGTTTCCTTTTGTCCTGCCATTTTGTCCTGTCTCCTTTCGAAATCGGCTGTCAGGTGGTCCCGACGCCGCCTTGCTCTCCTGCTTACCTACCAGCCACGGCAAGGATACCACGCACATGACCAGCCCGTCAAGTATATAGTCCCGAGCTTCTCTTATGCGTTCTTTTCCGGTGGCAGTTGGCACACACTACATCACACTTTGCGATTTCCTCCAACAACTTCTCTACGGAGCAACCCTTACGGGTTACAAAATTTGCTATACCACACTCCTTTTTACCCCGTACGTGATCGAAGTCCATGACGTAGAAGGGGTACCTCTTCCTACAATCGGCGCACGGTACGTTTTTGAATTCTCTTATTATACGTTTGTTGCGCTCCGCTATTCTCTTTTTACTGTTTCTCCACGGTCTAAACGGCATTTTTTGCTGCTCCTACTGATCCGGCCCGACTGTCAAGTATCTAGCCCTAAAGGGGGAGGAATAGCGTTTTTAGGTTGGAAGCTGTCCATGAACCACGTGGGGTAGAACGACTTGTACCGGTACACGTGCCACAGGCAATTGTCATCTATCACCAGTACCTCGCACCAGTCGTCTTCCGACCTCATCCCTCTTCCCGCCATCTGGACGAAGTTCTGGGCGACTAAGTAGTCGTAGTACGTCCCGTCCCGCTTCCTCCTTACTTTCATTATTTCTGACCGTAGGTCCGGGTACGGAAGCTTCCCAATGATGATAAAGCGACATTCGCTGCCGGGAAAATCGAAACCCGTACCCACCGATGGCGACACTAGAACAGCCGGTGCCTCCGCTTTCTTGTACTTCTCCACCGCCAGCCTCGTTCCCCGGCTGTCGTGGCTGATCATCGATCCGGCGAATTCCGAGTTCTGCAGTATGTAGTTCCTCCTTTCATAGCTTACGCAGTGGACAATCCCCTTCCGGTCCTGCCTCTGCCTCAGGATCTGATCTATCCTCGTCATCCATCTTCTTAAGCTGTCTCCATCCTTCGCCGTCCGGTGATTCATCTGCACGGTCGGGACGTGGTAGATAGGTCGCCTGCTTACAGGGAACGGAGACGGCCAGTCAAGGAACTCCATTTCCTCTCGTCGGACGCCCAGGACCTCAGCCGTCTTCGGTCTAAGCGTGGCAGAGAAGACAGCCACTTTCTTAATTCCTCTAAACAACGCTCCCTCGGCGTACTCCCCCGGCCACACCGGGTCGAACCTGTGCGTCCTTCCCTGTCTCTCATACACCCACTCCCCTTTCGCTCCCAGGATAGACTTCAGACGTCCGCTGACCTTTTTCCACTGGGTAAGGACCTTCAGCCGTCCGTACCCTACCCTTCCCGACCCGTTTTCCCTTGCCTCTTCCATTTCCGCCTGCGCCCGGTCGATCTTCTCCGCCAATCGGCTGGCGTGTCCCGCAGCCCACTTCTGCCAGTCTCCAAGCTTCGTTCCTACCCCTACCCCCGCGTCCCCCAGCACAGTCTCCAGTTCCCCCATCTCCATCTCCACCGCCAGAAAATTGGACAGCTCGTCGGGGCTATTGTGCATGACTATGCCGTTGGCGATATAGTTGTGGGTATCTTCGACTTCGAGGTTATAGACATAACCGCCCGGACACAGTCCTCCAAATTCTCCATCACTTGTTGGTTTGAGAACCTCAACACCGTCCAGCCGCGTCCAGCCAAGAACTTCTCCTTCACTCGGTCGGCGCGTTGACGATCCAACATCCCGTGGCTTTTGCCGTCTACTTCCACTGCGATTTTGTGTTCCGCACTTGCAATGTCTATCTTGTAGTTGGTCGGTTTCCCCGGCCTTCGTGGTCCGGTCGGTACCACTACTTCTAACGGCCAATCCAGCGCTTTGGCTAGTATCAGTTGCGGTTTCGGCGTCGGACTCCCAAACCCTCCTCGAATTGGCGGCTTCACTCCATTTGCTTTTAGCGTCCGACTCAGTTTCTGTCGCGCAGACGCCGACTTCATTGGGTTGTTCTTCCCTTTGATCCTTTTGGAGTGGAACAGACGTACGTGCAACGGCTGCCCTCGCTCCGTTGTCACTTTGTTCCGGTAGGATTGGGCGCACGTCTCCGAGCAGTATGCCCTCCCGCTCTTTCGCCACTCCCAGCATCGCCTGCTTCCTTCCACTACCGCCGGGCCGTGACACCAGTGACATTTCGTCTCCACTCTCTTGGGGTACAAGGTTCTCTTCATTCTGAGTGCTCCTTATAAGGTCGCCAATTCGTAGTGTTCCCGCTGATACCCATCCCCGGTGCGTCAGGACTGGGTGATTTTCCGTACAAATTGTGGGCCGTCCGTTGCACCACAGCCTTAATAGGTGTGTTGGTCGGCTTCGGAAGGTCTGTACAACACGTCTATAAATTATGCAGCCGCGCCAACACGATGGCACCCAATCCCCCACCTCTATTTTTTCTATGGGGGTGCCGCCCACGTCCGTCCCCGCTACAACACAATTGTGGCCTTCGTCCATCACCAGCAGGTCGAAGTGCCCCAGTCCCTCGCCATACTTGTTAATCGTCATCCAGTAGGCGTAATTAGTAACCACCAGTCCCGCCCCCTGGGCCACTCGGTAGGCATCGTAGTAGGAACAGCCGAAGTCTTTTAGCGAACACTTAAGTCCCGAGCGGCACGGCCCCTCTTCACACGAGATGGCATGGGACGTAGCCCCAGCCGTTAGCCCGAAGTCCTCCGCCGCCTTACATGGATAGTTCCCCATCCCCCGGATGTCTACCAGTCCGGACTCCTGGAAGTCCCCCACCAGCTGCGATTGTAGCCCCTTGGTCGACGTCAGGATAACGGTCCTCTGTCCAGTCATCAGGGCTTCGGCTACGTACATCAGGCTCTTCCCCGTCCCAGTAGGGGCGGACTGGAACACGAACCTCTTCTGGCTGGCTAGGGAGGCGGAGATAGCCTGCGCCTGTATCCCCCGCCAGTCGGCGAACTTCTGGGGAATGCCGAAACAGACGGGGGAGGGAAGGTCAACCTTCGAATGGCGCAGGCTAACGGGCACGGGCGACAGCCTCCTTTCCCTCCGCCTTCGTATGCAGGTAGGCGTCGAACGTCCCGTCCTCCACCTGCGACACATGGGCGTAGATCGACTCACAGGTCCCATCCGACCCCTTCCCGGCGTAGTGGCGGACTACCGTGTCGCCCCAAGAATGGATCACCCGCCAGTCGTCTGGGGCATCGAATCCCGTCACTATCACTCGGTTGCCCAGCGCCACCAGCATCCGGGCGTACTCGAAGAACTCCTGGGTGTCGAACCCCCCGGCGAAGTCGTGGCACTTATTCCTCCCTTTTCCGGGGTGGTACGGGGGATCAAGGTAAAAGATCTGGCCGGAGTCTATAACTTCCCGGTAGTCACAGCAATAGACCTTCGCCCCGTGTTTTGATAGAACGGAGGCGCGTCTCTTACACGACCTCTTCGCGCACCCCGCGTCGTGCCCGTGCGGCTTCTTTCCGGGCTTGGATCGAGCGAATGTTCCGAAATACTTCCCGCCGAAGGAGAGTCCGAAGCCAACAAAAGCCGTAATAGGGTCGTCGGGGTCTTGGATCAACTTCACGTAGTCATAAAACTCCTCGGTGACTTGGTCAGGAGGTTCCCATCCGTTCAAGACCGCCGTCCACATTGTTATTAAGGGAGAGGATACATCCGATAGGCGGCTTCCGGCTAAATTCACGCCACAGCGGTCCAGTACTTGATAAGCCGACCCCATTGCCCCGCAGAACGGTTCGTAATACAATCTCCCCCCGCCCGCCGACAGTCTCGCCACCACCTCTGCGATCTTCTTCCCCTGTCGAAATTTCCCACCCATGTAGTTCATTTTTGGTTAGAATTCCTTAGTGCTACTTGTGCTACTTCTTTGGTATATCCCTGTGTGTGTGCTACGTGTGCATCGGAAAGTCCGTGTAGCACTAAAAAAAAAAGACCACGGGCCTGCGGCCCAGTACCCACCCCCATCCCAGTATCCCTCGGCCTTCTCCATGCCCCCGTCCCCCCTACTGCGGTAGTCCATCTCCGGCCCCCTCCCCCTCCTCCTCGTCCGTTGCTCTATTCACCTTCCCCATCTTCCCTCCATCCAGCAGGTGGCCGAAGTTCTCCTCCAGCCGCTCCAGGTGCTGGTCCCGGAAGAACCCTGACGGCATTTGCCGGGTGGCGGATATCGCTCTGGAAATTGTCCTCAGAGCTTCCGCCCTTCCACCCTTCTTCGCCAGCAGTTCCTGTACCCTTTTCTGCACCAGCTGGAAGTGGTCGTCGAATTCCTTCTCCTCCATGGTCGACCGGACGTATTCCGCCTCCATCCGGATCAGCGCCAGGGAATTTCTACAGTTGTTCGGCATGGGGTGGGACTTGGTAATCTCCTCCAGCCATTCGAAGTGCCGCATCAGGGCGTGGCGGACCAGGTCTGAGGGAGTGATGTAGGGAAATTTCCTGCTGGTCACGATCTGCTGCATGTGCCGCTGCATGCTGGCGGGGAAGCGGAAGTGGTACATGACGGAGTGCCCCTTGGTATCGCTTGCGGGGACGATGAATTCGGACTGGTCGAACATCGAGTCGTTGTTGTCAAACGCAGACGGGTCGAAAGCCATGTGGCGAAGGCTCCTTTTTCTTACTAAGTCTGCTTGTGGGTCAGGGCGTACGGGCGGGAGGCTGCGGCAGGATGACACTTCGTATATCAGGGGGCGTGCCGTCTGTGCCGTAGCGGGCCGTCGTCGTCCGGATCATGAGCGGACCCAGTATACCAGATACCGGCCTCCCCGTCAATATCTGAGCCGACACCGGGCCGGGTAGCCGCCTCTCGTCTCCTATCCGTCCTGCAACGTCGTGCCGCCTTCCTTCAACCGTCCGGATACGGCTGGGGCCTCGGTAGCCGTCCTTCGCCAGCAGGACGCCCCGAGGCCCCTTCCGCCCGTCGACGGTCTACTTACTTTGCCGTCAGCGAGTTGGTGCAGCTCCATCCACCCTTCGCCAGCTCCCGGAACGCAATCTTCTCTCCATCCTTCCCCAGCATCTTCCGGACTTCCGGGTCCGTGGGCTTCATCTCTCCCCGTTCGACCTTCAGCACGCGGGACTTGTAGGTGGAGTCGTGACCCTGTTTGAACTTCCCGGCAACCAGCGCCCCGCAGCCGCAGCCGCAGGGGTTGTCGGCCTTCTTGGCCACCTTCGCCTTCTTTTCAGCACGTGGCTTGGCTGCTTTCGCCTTGCCCTTCTTTACCGCTTTCGCCTTCTTCATATCTTCATCAACCTCCTGATTCGAATTTTCCTTCTCGTTGCGGGTCTCTATCATCCCCACCCCCTCTGGCCCGACTTCCGCCAGCTCCATCTTCTGGAACACCGGATCGGGATAGGTCTGGATCGCCGGGAGCTTAACCTGCTGCCCGACGGCTTCGTCGTAGATCGACTGGACCTTGTCTCGAGCGGAACAGGACTTCTCCACCGGACCGTCTACCTTCAACAGTTCCCCTAGGCTCTGGACGGCGAACCGCCACCTGAGGAGAAGAGCCTTGGTCTTGGGGTCCGTATGCCGGATCGAACTGGTAGTCTCCCCGTTCGCCTTGCCGTTTCCATTGGTCTTTTGCTCTGCCTGTGCGGGCTGGGCAGAATTCGCAGCCTTTCCATTTTTCGACTTTCCACTTCCCTTTATTCCTCGGGGCATGTCCTTTTCCTCCTGTAGTTGTGCTAAGAATTTTTCGTCCACTCCGACGTACTCCACCGGGCAATCCCCTGCCCAATAGGTATAATTCGACTTTCTACTCTGGAATTCTACCGCCTCCCCGTCCGCCGTGGTCATGGTAACCTGTTTCGACCCCCCGTCCAGCCGTACTTGCACGGACCCCTTGAACTGGTCCGCCACCACTCCCGTGACCACCCGGTGGGGGAAGGAGCAACGGAAGCGGGAGCCGACCGGGAGACTGTCGAGACGGTACTCCGGTTGACCTTTCGACCATCCGCTGGGATTGGGGGCTAGCTGCACGGGGCCGCCTCCTTCCGCTGATATCGGCCTTCGTCGGCGTTCAGCGACCGGATGGCGGCATTGAATCGGCCAACAGAAGTTTGCTCTAGGAGCCGCGCTGCTATCTCAATTGTTCGGGTGCCGTTCGGGTAGGTGACGATGTAAGACTTCATTGCGCGTAGATCGGCGGCCATTGCCGCCTTTCTCACTTTCGCTCGTTCTGTTGCTGGTGATGCCATTTACTGCCTCCTTTTCTGGTACCTGCCAAACCAAACTGAATTGCACAACAATTCTACTACAAATCCGAACCGTTTGTCAAGTATTACGACTCGGTTAATTGGTTACCAGCCGATTTCTGCTTCCCTTCTACAAACCCTTTGCTGGTAATGAACCTCAACTCCTCCAAAGACCGCGTGAGGGCGACGTACTGAAGATTCCTTTCCTGTTGCTTGGCCTCCGGCGTACGGGCGAAGCGCGAAGGCATGAGGTCCCAGTCCAAGATCCAGATCCGCCTTGATTCGGTCCCTTTGCTCTTGTGGATGGTCGAGAGCATCAGGCAGCTTCCCACCCCGTTGTCCGTGAACATTCCCTCGATCCTCTGCACCAGATGGTCCGTGGTCGATCCGGGGTCTAGAGCCTCGATGAACACCTGGAGGGTGTCGTACTGGTCCTGCAGCCGCTGCGCCAGATCCTCCTTTCGCTTCTGCAGCCAGTCCCAGGTCTTCTTCGACACGTACTCGTCGAGCTTCGTCTGGAACTTGTCGAGATCCGCCTCCTTAAACCGCCGTACCAGTGCTACCAGCCCCTGCCCGATGTCCCGGCCCCGGACTTTGCACGGTACCCCGTCCCGGAGGAGACGGAAAGCAAGCTCGATCAACGGTTTCGAATTTCGACAGATCACTAGATCCGTCCCCTGGAAATCGGTCGCTGAATACTTCGCCCGGATCTCCACCACTCCATCCTTCGCCTGCTCGTGGCTCCGGATATGAGTGACGAACCTCTGAGCTTCGGCGACCACCAGTTTCGGACACCGGTAGGAAATAGTCAGCGGCAGCTCCTGACAGTTGAAAGCTTCCTTCAGCTCATCCATCGAGTTGTGCCCCGCTCCACGGAACATGTAGATGGCCTGGTTCGGGTCTCCCACCGCTATCAACCTTCCGTTTCCCTTCAGCGCTCTTCTCACGATCACCCGCTGCACCATATTCAGGTCCTGGGCCTCGTCGACGAACAGGATGTCGTTCTGCCAGAACCTTGCCCCAGTAATGACGGGCATGTACAACTGGTCGTCGAAGTCTATCAGGTGGCGGGAGACGGCTATCGACTGGGTCAGGATCTTGCGGGCGTACCGGGCGATAAGCTCAGCCTCCGATGGCTTGTCGACGTCCGCCTCCATGTCTATCCCATATCTCTCAACAATGTCCGACCAAACGTCGTCCGAATCCGGGATCAGACCGTCGTACTCCCCGGCTCCATCCAGATCCATGGGAACTATCCCGCAGGCTTTCGCCACCCCGATGAGCCGGGGCATTCCCTTGCTCAGCAGTCCGTAGAACTGGTCCGGGATCTCGGTCCGGCACAGTTCCCGGGTCTTGTTCGCATCCAGCCGCAACCCGGTGGCGTCCCCGCCAAGATGCCTGCGCCACGCTCCGAATCCTAGGCTGTTCATAGTCTGCGCCCGGACGTGACCGGGTAGACGCTGCTTTAACTCGTCAGCGATGGACTTGTTGAAGGCGACGAACGAAGCGGAAATCCCTTGAGGCAGGCGCTTGGCCGCTTCCACTATCGTTGTCGTCTTTCCGCTACCTGCGACTGCTACGACGGTGGCTGACCCTTTCCCCTTCTCCACGAAGTCGAAGATGGCCTGCTGAAAGGGGGACCACTGGCGGCTGCCGACTGCCGCCTCCGTCTGCGTATGTTCCTGTTCGGGGTTGGAATCGGGGGTGGAGGAGAAGGATTGTGGGCGGATGTTCACCATTTCTCGGTCCCTCCTTGGGACCTGTACAACTGTCTACGATTCTACCATCACCCGAACCGTTTGTCAAGTATCCCCAGCTGGTTACCGTTCCCGCTCCAGCTTTATCTCCCCCCGGCGTACCGCAGCCGTCAGGTAGTCCAGCACCGTTTGCACCTTCCCTGGGTCCCCGTCCCCGCAGATCTCGCAGGAGTCGAACGTCGGAATCTCCCGGCGGCTGGCGAGGACGACGGTCGACAGGGGAAGGTCCAGTTGCGCCGTCCACTTCCCCTCCCCCCTCAGCCAGCCGACTTTCCTCAGATCCACCAGACCGTCTACCGCGTGCTGCACCTCCTTTTTTGTCCATCTCCGGGGCTGCGGCACACCCTGACCAGCAAGCTCTATCGACAGGCGAAACTGCAAGTCGGCGGTGCACCCCGGACCATCCGTCTTGAGACTTTCCATGATACAGATCTGGAGATCCGTGAGGCCGGAGTATTCGGCAACCAGCTGGGATTCGACCTTGGACTGGTTCATAGCTTCACTCCATTCAAATTGGGCACTTCCGCCGCCTTCTTGGCCAGCAAGTGGATGGCGGCGGTCAATGGATCGTTCTCGTTTGTTATCCGGGTGGTGGCTTCCGCCGCCCCGTTGGCGTACATTTGCCGGATCAAGTATCCGGCGGCGTCCGCCACGATCTCGGCTGGCCGGTCGGCCTTGGGATGGCACTGGCTGTTGCGCCGTTCGATCTCGGCCTGCAGCGCCCGGTACTCCTCGCAGCGGTGGTAGTTGAACTTCAGGGCGAACAATCCCTCGGGGGCCGGACCCTGGCCGCGCCACAGCGGGCGGCGGCAGGCGGTCTGAACCGGCGCCCACTTGCCGGACTTGAACTGGACCCAGGCGAGGTCGGGGCAGCCGCAGCGCTTGCAGCGGACGAGGTCGCGAGGGGTGAGGGGGACGACAGCATTTCGAATCGGATTGGTCATTCGGCAGTACCTCCATCTACCCCAATTCTACCACATCCCCTACAGTCGGGCAAGTATCCTGAATGTGACAAGAATGTGTCTCACATTCCGATGGTAATGTTACAAGGGATGTTACAGGGACTTGGACCGGGATCGGTGCGGGCGGAATCTACCTACCACCACTCTAGTGAATTCCTCAAAGCTAATGCCTAAGGTATTCGCCATGCGCATCGCGAGTTCGGCGCTGGGCTGCCGCTTCCGGTTGAAAATCCGGGAGACGTACTCCGTGTTCACACCCAGTCTCCTCGCCAGTTCCCCTAGTGTAAGTCCGGGAGCCAGCTTGTGGAGCCTGGGGTTCCGTCTCGGTGGGTGGGAAATTCGCCTGTGTAGAGGGCGGTCCGGGGACGCAAGGGAAAGAGGTGTAGGCAAGCCCCGTGCTGCCTTCCCCTTCCTCACCATCCCCGGATAGTCCCGTTCCGATTTCCTAGCGGATTTCGTCTCGGGATTGACGTTCGGGCTGCTCATGACCCCTCGTCGGCCTACCTTACGGTCAAGTATACCCCAGGCGAACGTCTCCGGTCAATACCTTCCTCCCCCTTCTTCCGCTTCTCCTGGGTAAATCTCCAAACGTCAGGATACAGCCTTCCCCGTATTGACAAGGAGACTTTCTCCTACCCCTTCCCCGCCCGATCTATTGACACCCCCTCCCCCCACGTGGTACCTTCGTAGCTGGAAGCAGTCTCCGCACCCAAACAACTAACTCCTTGGCGTGAGTCTCCTCCGTCCGGTGCAAGAGTTCGGTTTCCCCTTCCCCTTGGGGAATTCGAAACACAAGGGCGATCCCTAGCTAGGTTACTTTCGAGATGCGAATAGGCGCTATCCTTCCTCACCACGATCCCCGGATCGACCCCCCTTCCCACTACTTTTCCGCTTCCACCGCCGCCGCCCTCTGCGCCGAGAGAATTTCCCAGGGGTGGTCGGTGAACGGTGTCGAACGTCTCCAGTTCGCCGCCACCCGAGTCTCCAAGTTCCTCATCCATCTTCATACGCTTGAGCCTATCTCCAGTATCCGCCACCGCTTCCAGGACAAGTCCAGTCGACTGGCGAAAGTCCCCATCCCCCGCCTCCTTCCCCCTCTTCCTCCCCAGAACTTGGACCTAGCTTATCCGGAAGCCTGGCGGACCACTTCCGGTCACCCGCATCACGCATTTCTAGAAGGCAGACTGGTGGCTGCCGACTTATGAGTATGAACTGGTTTAAGCCTAAGTCCAGACGTCGACCGTCTACCAACCTTCTCCGTTTTCCCAGGGAGTACGATCACTCGTTAGTCGTCCGTGGCCGGTCGATCATCTACCGCACCCGTGAGATACGGCTGGAGAAGGCGGCTGTAGCCTATGCCCAGCGAACCCTAGTTCCACCTTCTCCTTCAAATTCCCGTGCCATCTAAGTCCAAATCCAAGTCGAAACCAACTAAGAACAAGGGACAATTCTCCTCCACCCACCGCCCGAAGACTCGTCCCATCCCCAATTCCCGCTCCACCGCTGCCCTGCGCCGCCACCTCCCCCGCGAGTCAAGCCTTGTCAAACTCCCCCTGGAGAATTCCACTCCCGAACTCGAATCCTGCCTTCCACAGGAACAGATATTCGTACGCGCCTGGATAGCGAGCGGATTCAAGGGGAAGGACGCGGCCCTGGAAGCAGGATACAAGGCCCGGTGGGCGGCGGTAGCCAGTTCCCGCTTATTGGCCCTGGACCGGGTGCAACTGGCAATAGCCAGCCTCCTCTCCATCCAGTCGGCAAAGTACGCCCGACAGGCGGATGCGGTGCTCCAGGAGCTGGACAAGGACGCGTTCTCCAACATGGCTAACTACATCGACCTCGACCAGAACGGTGCGCCATACGTCAATCTGGCGAACTGCACCAAGGACCAGTTTGGACGGATAAAGAAGGTGTCGAGCGAAGTGATAGAGAGGGAGCCGACGAAGGTAGATAAGGAGACCGGGGAGGTCGTCCGTCCGGGATTCCTGGTACGGAAGACCACGCTGGAACTTAAGGATAGCCAGAAGGCGGCGGAACTCCTTGGGAGACATTTCAAGCTGTGGGGGGACGACAAGATTCCGGGAGGGGGAGCGGCAAACTTCCTAGTTCCGATAGTCAACGTGACATTCCAGACGCCTGGCGACAGCGGACAGTCTCCAGCCCCTGTCCCCGCTTCCCCTGTGCCAACGATCGATGTAAAATTTTTAGAGGGTGAGACGAAGTAAAAATGTCGGCCCTGGCTCAATCCACCCTTAGTCCCATCCGGCAGCCTCAGGTCCAGGCTGCCTTCCCCGTCTGGGCACAAGGTCTGTTTCGACCCAAGAGGTACAAGGTCGCCTACGGGGGCCGTGGAAGTACGAAGTGCCTCGCTCTAGGGACACGTGTCATTATGGCCGATGGGGCTCTGCGCCCAATTGAAGAGGTACGGATGGGTGAGCAATTAATGGGTCCGGACTCCCTTCCCCGCAATGTGTTGTCGACCACGCGGGGGTTCGGGAAGTTGTACAAGGTGCATCAGACTTCGGCTATGGACTACGTGGTCAACGAGAACCACACCCTATCGCTGCGCAAGTCCGCCTCCTCCGGCCAGCCACGCGGAATGAACCCGAGTACTGGTAGATACCGCTGGCCAAATGGGCGTTATCCATCGTGGCCAGATATCACCAATATTGGTATTCAAGGCTGGATGTCACAATCCAAGCGTTGGCGTGCCCACTTTCGTGGATGGCGCATCCCTTGCCGCGTAGCCCGCAAGAAGATTAAGAAGGAAGACGTACATAAGAACAAAGACTTCCTGTTGTCCGAAGTCAACGTAACGCCGTACGGCACAGGGGAATTTGCGGGTGTAGCGCTGGACGGAGACCAACTGTTCTTGTTAGAAGATGGAACAGTAACGCACAATTCCTGGTCCATCGCCCGCGCCCTTCTAATCCTCTCTGTCCAGCGCCCTCTCCGCATCCTCTGCGCCCGCGAACTGCAGAACTCCATCGAGGAGTCCGTCCACCGCCTTCTTTCCAACCAGATTCATCTCCTGGGATTCGACAAGTTCTTCGATATCCAGAAGCAAGGGATATACCGCTTCCCTTACCCTACCGAATCCGGTCCGAAGCGCGGGTCAGAATTCATCTTCTACGGGATCAAGTCGAATACCAACAAGGTGAAATCGGCTGAGGGACTGGACATAGCTTGGGTAGAGGAAGCGGAAAAGGTCTCGGAGGACAGCTGGAACATCCTGATCCCCACGCTACGTGAACAGGGGTCGGAAATCTGGGTAAGCTTCAACCCGGATGAGGAAACGGACCCGACGTATCAACGGTTCGTGGTCAACGCTGACGACATTGGGCCTGACCGCCTGTTCCTTGCCCAGGTTAACTGGACCGAGAACCCGTGGTTCCCCGAGGATCTTCGCCAGGAGAAAGACTTTCTCTACCGCGTGGACCCGGAGTCTGCCGCCAACGTCTGGGGCGGACTCTGCCGCCAGAATATGTCTTCCCAGATCTTCCGTGGGAAGTATTCCATCGCCGATTTCACCCCACCCCCTTCCGACGCCCCCGCCGACCAGCAGTGGGATGGTCCGTACTACGGAGCGGACTGGGGATTCGCCCAGGACCCCACGGTGCTGATGAAGATGTGGATAGACGGACGAAAGAATAGACTGATGATCGAAAAGGAAGCTTGGAAGATCGGGCTGGAGCTGGATGACACCGCCACCTTTTTCTACCGGGCGATGCCCGAGGTCGTCGGGCGAATGATCCGGGCGGATTCCAGTCGACCTGAGACCATTTCCTACGTCGGTCGTACCTCTGGCGAAAATATCAAGAAACAGACCGGGGACGACGCCCACCTGATGATCGAGGAAGCTGAAAAATGGCCGGGGTCGGTAGAAGACGGCGTGGCGTTCCTGAAGAAGTTCGACGAGATCGTCATCCACCAGACGAATTGTCCCCATCAGGCGATGGAGGCTAGACACTACAGCTACAAGCGGGATAGATTGACGAGAGACGTTCTCCCGGAGATTGTGGATAAGAACAACCACTGCTGGGACGCCGATAGATACGCCCTGACCCCGATGATCCAGGGAGCGGGGACGCTGGGAGTGTGGGCGAGGCTGGGACGGTAAGAAGGCGCTAGGCGAAAGTCGAATGTCGACACGGATAGACAGCTTCATGGAAGTCGACCACCGGGTGCCGGACGGATTCGTAGTCGTGTTCCCGTCCTTCTACTGCCCGTCCCCCTCGCCGTCCGGCTACAACTTGGGGGAAAAGCTGGAAAAAGCGCTGGCGCTGAGAGATAAATACTTGACACAGGGGGCGGGAAACGGTAGACTGGAGAAGGAGACTGGAGACCGAAGATGACGAATCAGAATAAAAATAGAGACGCCTACGGCCCGGTGGCTCCGGGATTGACGCTCGGAGACGTACAAAGGGCAAACGACGAGGCATACGGACAGGGGCAGGCGACAGCCTACGACTCCGGCTCCCACCCGACTGGCCACTCACAGCTCCACGGGACGGGGTATGAGCAGGCGATGAGCCGGAAGACCGGGGCAAGCATACAACAACTGAGAAAGGAACAGGCGGAGGCCGAAGCGAAAGAGAGGAAGCGCCCGCGAGTGGTCCGGTCCAGCAATCGTCGCCACCCGGCGGGATTGCCGACGTGGAACGACTCCAACATTTCCGAGTTGAAGAAGGACCTCGGGGAGTTCCTGTCGGAGGAGGCGAAGGAAAAGGAACACGGCGGCAAAGGGAAGTCGACAGATGTCGCCCATCCTCCCGGCGGCGGGCAGGAGATAAGGAACAAGGAGGGTAAGAAAATAGTCGCCCATGACGACAGCAACCGCGAGGAGATCGGCCAGGCCAATTTGCGCCGAATCAAGGCCGGATTATCGCCAAGCCTGCGGTCGACTATCCGTACTCCATGGACATCCAAGAAGCCCGGCTCCAAGCCCATTCTTCCCAAAGGAATGGAGAAGTCCATCAAGCACATGAACGACACGGCGGATTATCAACCGGTCACCGACATGTCCCTCTCCGACATCCAGGCGGCCAACGACGCGATGTGGAACCCGAAGACGGAAGAACACCAGAGCATGGCTCAGGACGCAGGCGACGCCAAATTTGACCCAGGAATTACCAAAATCTTAAAAAGTGCCCTCAAGAAGAAGCACGCCTCCGGGGCCTCATACATGGGCCACATTGCAAAAGAGAAAATAGAGCGTGGGGACCCGGATCAGGCCGGTTCTTACGCGAAAGCGGCTGCGCACTACGGACACAAGGCAATGTCCAACAGTCTCAAGAAGTTGGAAGATTAGTTTTTAGACTTTCTACTTTAATTCCTCCCACAGCCTGTGTCTAAAGTCTCCGCCAAATCTCTAGCCCGTTCCGCCTCCGCCGAGGACCAGTCGACTTTCTGATGCCTATCCGCCCTGAGAATCGCCAGCAATACAAGCAGGAGGCCCGCGCACGCCGGATGTTGGACTTTGCTCATCTCGCCACTTCTCCGGGTCGGTACTTTACAGGAGAACCGTGCTTGAATGGTCACATCGCAGAGCGGCGATTCGCGACTGGTGTCTGTGTAGAGTGTGGCCATATCCATTCGGTAAAGCGTCCGTATCGGGACACCAGTGCCTATCAGCGCAACTATTACCGTCGTGACAAGCAGCGAAGGATCGTTGCTAACCGAGAATGGAAACGGGCTAATCGGGACCGTGTAAAGGAGCAGCGCCAGCGGGCGATTGAGCGTGACCCATATCGCATTCGCTGTCGCGGGGCCGCCGCTACTCGCAACCATCGAGCATTGAAGCGGGGCGCAGAGGGTCACCACACCCCTGACGACGTTCGCTTGCTCATGATTCTACAGGACGGGAAGTGTGCCGCCTGCCCAGCCACTCTCCACAAGTACCACGTTGACCACGTCATCCCATTGTCGCGGAATGGCAGCAACGGGTTCGAAAACTTACAACTTCTCTGTCCGCCGTGCAATGAGTCGAAGGGTGCGCGGACAATGGAAGAGTGGGCGGCGATTCGATGAGAGCGTCAGCCAAAGGGATTGCAAAGACAGCTGCAGCCGAAGATAGACGCATGCGGAAAGCGGCGGACAAGGCTGGAGGGATACGGACTGTTGATTCGTTCCAGAATTTTGCGGCAGGACTTGGAATTGGAACCGATAATATATCATCGGGGGGGACCTACGGATTCCTTCCGATTTCTCGGGTTCGTACTCTCCTTGAGTGGATACATCGCGGTTCCTGGCTTGGCGGTGTCGCCATCGATCTGGTCGCTCAGGACATGACCCGTGGCGGGGTCGACATCCGTGGTGACGTGGAGACGGAGGACATCGAACATCTGGAGCGTACCGCCCACTCCTTAGGACTTTGGAATTCGATTTGTGACGTGGTGAAGGCCAGCCGCCTTTACGGCGGGGCCATCGGAGTCCTCCTGGTCGACGGCCAGCGCATGGACACCCCCCTCCGTCCTGAAACGGTCGGCAAGGGTCAGTTCAAGGGGATGGTGGCCCTGGACCGCTGGTCGGTAGAACCATCCCTCTCCGACCTCATCACCGAACCGGGTCCGAACATCGGACTCCCGAAGTTCTACACGGTCAATACCGAGTATCCCGCCCTCCGTGGCCAGAAGATTCACTACTCCCGCTGCCTCCGTCTGGTCGGGATAAAGCTTCCCTACTGGCAGGCGGTGATGGAAAACCTCTGGGGCATTTCGGTACTCGAACGCATCTACGACCGGATGCTGGCTTTCGATTCCGCCACTCAGGGGATGGCTCAGCTCGTCTACAAGTGCTGGTTCCGTACCCTTTCCATCGAGAATCTCCGGGAGATAGTCGCCTCAGGGTCATCCCCAGCCCTCAAGGGCCTGATGGCCCAGGTCCAGATGATGCGGCAGATGCAGTCCACCGAGGGCATCTCCCTCCTCGACATGAAGGACAAGCTGGAGGTCCAGCAGGTCGGGTCCATGACCGGTCTGGCGGAAGCCGTAACCTATATCGGGCAGCAGCTCTGCGGCGCTCTCCAGATTCCCCAGGTCCGGATGTTCGGCGTCTCCCCTGCTGGTTTGAACTCGACTGGGGAAGCCGACTTGCGAACCTACTACGACAACATCAAGCAGTCGCAGGAACAAGACTTAAGAGTTCCCGTGACGAATGCCTACGTCCTGATGATGCGGTCGGAGGGGATTAAGGTGCCGGAAGGGTTCACCCTGGACTTCCGCTCCCTCTGGGTGCTGTCGGACAACGACAAAGCTGCCATCGCCGCTCAGGATTCGACCAACATTCAGGGCCTGGTTACCGCCGGGATCTACGATCCCCCCACCGCCCTCCGGGAGATTCGTCAGCTGTCGAAGGTCACGGGGAGAGGGACCAATATTACGGACCAGGCTATTGAGCAGGCGGAGGCGAACTGGGAAGAGCAGCAGGAGATGCAGAGGGCGGAACAGGAACTGGCCCTGGCCGGTGGGGAGCAGGAGTTCGAACAGTCCGGTGAGGAAGGGGAAAGGGCCGAGGAAGCGCACAAGGCGGAGATGGAAGACCGGAAGGACGAGAAGGGGGATAAGGCGAAAGGTGCCAGCGCCAAGGGAAAGTCCAGGTCGAAATTGAAGGTAAAAGTTAAGGTAAAGCCTAATGGGAAGGCGAAGGACGGCTGGTCCGGACTGACGGTCGACGCCCTCCGGAATTCGCACAAGGGACCGATGTACTACGCCGGGGAGTGGATGTAAGTCGAATGTGGCTTGACCCCAACGGCTGGAACTGGAAGGACTGGATGATCTTCCTCTTCATTTTGTTCGGCATCACCTTTCTACTCTTCCTCTATCTGGCGGACTGGTTGGTATGATTAGCGGCGCGGGTTCTAACGGGTGGTTACTCATCTCGCTGAACGGGGAGATGGGAGTGCCAGAGCGGGGCGCGGACGTACAGCCGGGTGAAAAGAAGACCGGGACCGCGCCCTTGATAATTACGGTCTAGCCGGGTACAGTTCCCCTACCCCATCCTCATGCGTTTCTACACCACTGAACAGATCGGACCTACCCGCTTCCTTACCCCGGAGGGATTCCTCGTCTGCAAGGACGTGGTCCTCGCCCGCACGGGAACGATGATCTACGGCCCCCATGAGACCCCCGTTGCCCCCGGTCCCGATGGCGTGGCTCACATCACCCGCACGGAGAAGGAGGTCTTTCGACCGGAGACGGTAGACAGCTTCAACGGCAAACCCTTTGTCGACAACCATCCGCCGGTGGACGTCGACCCGGAGAACTGGTTGGAATTCTCGAAAGGTTCCGTCCTGGGACCGCATCGCGGGACTGGCGACTTGCGGGACTGTCTGGTCGGCGATTTAATCGTGTACGACAAGTTCCTGATCCAAGAGCTGTCTACCGATGGGGGGGACGGGGGAAGTGGGAAGAGGGAGCTGTCCTGCGGCTACGACGCCAAGTACGCCCAGACGGCACCCGGCGAAGGTTTCCAGTACGACATCGTGGGCAACCACGTGGCTCTAGTTGAAAAAGGCAGGTGCGGGTCCCGGTGCGCCATCGGGGATGCGGCTTACTCTTCCCCGGTATCGATTTTAGCAGTAGAAATACCAGAAGCTCCACTCTCAATAAGGAGAAGAATTATGAAATGGTTCGATAAACTCAAGAAGGCTGTCGACAGTGGAGATCAAGCTGCTACTGCCGCCGTCATCGACGAGATCGCTGAAGCCGGGTCCGGGGCGAAGTCCGAGACCCACGTGCACGTTCACACCGTTGATAAGAAGACTGACGATGCCCACGGGGCCGCCTGCGACTGCAAGGACTGCAAGGACAAGCGGACTGGAGACAGCGGCAAGACTATGGATGCCGCCATCGATGCCCGGTTCAAGAAGGTGGAGGACGGTCTGGCCGCTCAGGCTACCGCCACCGCCGACCTCAAGACCACGCTGGACAAGGTCGCCGCCGCCGTCCTCGACGAATCCTCCGAGGAGGAGTACGAGGAGGGGGACAAGGAGGAGGAAGAGGAAGATTCCGACAAGAAGCGGTCGAAGGACGGTCATGAGATCGAGTTCGAAGCGGAGGCTCCCGAGGGAACGGGGGACAAGGCGTGGAAGGTAACGGACAGCCGCTACCTTGTGGATAGTTTTGAACAGACCATCGCCCTGGCCGAGATCATTCTCCCCGGCGTTTCGGTGCCGACTGTCGACTCCTCAGCCCCACGGAAGAAGACCTTCGACCAACTCTGCGGATTCCGCCGCCGCGTTCTCGATCAGGCTTACACCCAGGACGTAGAGGTCCGGGACTTCGTCGACTCCGCCTTCCCCCGCCTGAAGGTGGGCGACAAGAAGACCCCGTGCTCCCGCGTCCGGGACGCCTTCCTTGCCGTCGGCAACTTCAAGCGGGCGCAGAACAACGATTCGGCGGGCACTGGTCCGGCCTCCCGCGCAGGCATCGTCGGGATCTCGTCCGGCAACGGGCTGGGGGTGAAGGGAAAGGTCAAGACCCCCGCCGACTTGAACAAGGAACTGGCGGAGTTCTACAAGTAATTCGAAAGTCGACAGCGTACAGTCGAAAAGTCTCGCACCAACGCGTTCCGTCCTTCGCCGGGCGGCGCGGCAGTAAAAATCGAACAAAGGAGAAATAAGACATGACTATCAAGGAGATGATGAAGAGTTTCCACTTCTCCCGCAAGTCGCCCGGCGGTCTGTTCACGCCTGACTACGAGCGGTCAATCCCCAAGGTCCAGCTCCTCGGACCGTGCAAGACGCGTGACGTGGCCTTCACCTTCCGCATGGGTGCTGGCGTCCCCGGCACCGTCACCCGTACCCATCCGGCTTCGATCTTCCAGGCGCTTATCGACAAGAACGCTCCCCCGCTGTACTACGGCCAGGCGGTCCTGATCGACGCCACTACTCTTGGGGTGCGTCCGTTTGCCGCTGGCGACACCGCCGTTACGGCAGCCTACGGCATCACCGTCCGCCCCTACCCCCTGCAGCAGAACACCGCCAACACCCTGGGGTCGGCTTCACCGGCGTTCGGCGGCGGGACTCCCCCGACGACTGGCGTTATCGACATCCTGGTTTCCGGAGCCATCCTCGTCCAGATCAACACCGGCAACTCGACGAAAAACGGCGTGCCGTACATCTGGTGCGCGGCTACTTCCGGCTCCCATACCCAGGGGCTGTGGGAAGTCACCAGTAGTGGTGGCAATACCGCCACGCTCTCGGGCAACAACAATTCCATCTACAACGGCGTGCAGGATTCGTCCGGCGTCGTCGAACTGCTGTTCAACTGCTAACGGAGCGGCTAAACTGGCTACTCGCCACTTCACCAACCAATTTCAAAGGAAAAGGAGAACGCAGATATGTTAACCTACGGAACCAGCCGCTCCGCCACCCGTACGCGGGACGGTGTCGGTGGCCCGATGGACGTACCCCTCGGCCACACCTTCTCTACCCACGACGGGAGGACGGTTGACTCAACCGGAGCCTTCCTGGTGGGCGAACTGGAACGTCTGGACATGACGCTCCACGAACCCCTGGCCGCCGTTACCTGGGGCCGGGATATCGACCTCCGCGAGGATGTAACGATTGCGGACGAGGTCTCGTCCTTCACCCAGTCGACCTACGGCGCACCCGGCGGCCTGGGAACTGGAAATGGAATCGGAACCGGTAAAGCCTGGATCGGAAAATCCACCGACCAGATCACCGGCCTGTCGCTGGACATCGCGAAGATTCCCAACCCCCTGACCCCCTGGGCCATGGAGCTGAAGTGGACCATTCTGGAGCTGGAGTCTGCCGCCAAACTCGGACGGCCAGTCGACCAGCAGTACCACGAGGGAATGAAGCTGAAGCACCAGATGGATATCGACGAGCAGGTGTACATCGGCGATACCACCCTGGGGGTAAACGGCCTTCTCAACAACTCCCTGGTTACGAACGTCGCCAACGTGGCCAACGGCGCTCTCGGCTCCCCCCTGTGGACGCAGAAGACGCCGGATGAGATCCTGGCGGACTTCAACGAGATGCTGACCAGCAACTGGGCGGCAAGCGGCTGGGCAGTGATGCCCGACCGAGTCCTCCTTCCCCCTACGGCTTTCGGCTATATCTCGACCGAGAAGGTTAGTACGGCGGGGAACGTTTCCATCGCCACCTACGTCGAGGAAAACAACATCTCGACGAAAGGCGGCCACGGGAAGCTCAAGATCCTCCCCCTGAAGTGGTGCAATGGGGCGGGCAGCGGTGGTACGGTCGGAACCGGAAACGCTGGACACGACCGCATGATCGCCTACACCAAGGACAAGAAAAGGGTAAGATTCCCCATGACTCTGCTGCAGCGCACCCCTCTGCAGTACGACTCCATCTACCACAAGTCCACCTACTTCTGCCGTCTGGGCGTGGTGGAAGTCGTGTACGCAACCACCCTCTGCTACCGCGACGGCATCAGCTAGCGGGGGCGGAAGCATCAAAAAGGGACGGGGTCCGCACCCCCCAGTCCTCAAACCGAGTACAGAGGAAACAGGAGAAAAAAGACATGGCAAACGAACAACCAGCAGACCGCAATCCCAACGCCAGTATGCCATCTAAACCCGGTGTCGTCAGGACTCCCAACCAGGAGCTGCTCCACACCCACACCCGGATAGTGGAGCGGGACGAGGACCGTCCGAACATGATCCTCGGAACCTCTTCCCAGTCGAAGTCCGCAGCCGACGCCATCCGGGCGGCACAGAAGGCGGGGGAGCCGACCGTCACCATGGTATTTCCCAAGCGAGTCCTCCTGCAGTACAAGCTGGGGCAGCTAGTGGAATTCCTGCCGGGGATACAGGAAGTCCCTGTTAGTATGGCGAATCACCAGTACCTGGAGGCTAACGGGGTACAGAGGTATACGCCGCCGAAGCCCCCGGAGCCACCCGTGATGATCCCAACCGGTGCGCCAGTCGAGGACGAAGACGATCAGGACTTCTCCGAGACTGATGAAGACGAAACCCCGTCACCCGAAGGTGAACAGGCTGTAACCCGTCCGAACGCTCCACCAAAAAAGAAAAAGGGAAAGTAGAGGTAGAAGGGAGACTGTCGACATGCCACTAAAGAAGGGTACAAGCCGGGAGACGATTAGCGCCAATATACGGGAAATGAAGGCCCACGGGCACTCGCAGAAGCAGGCGGTAGCGGCTGCCCTCCACACGGCGCACCCGGAAGGAGGGAAGGACCACGCCCCTTGCGAAGATACCAAGCGAGAGCGACGGGGAGAATTCGACTCCGCTGATGGACCCGAGGGCGCGATCACCGGATCAGGCATGACGGCTCCCAACTTCAACCAGCGCAAGATGAATTTCGCCATCCGTCAGGGTCAGGTCATTTCCCACGACGCCCCGATGCAGTGTACCACGGAACTCACCGTGGCCCAGGTGTCGGAGAACAACCGGAAGTTCTGGGAGCCGCCGGACAAGGCTGGGGTAGGGACAAATCCCCCATCTGGCGGAACGTCTACTGGGGATGATGACCCGGAGTACGATCCATCCGGACGTAAGTACCCCCCGGCCTTACAAGGAAGACGACCAGCCCCATCTCACGACCCATCCGGCTACCCATACCCAAAGGTAAAAAGTGGCCCCGGCCCAAGGAATTACCAGTCTAGTAGCTACCAAAAGCAATCCGAAGAATTCAAAAAGCAACACGGGACTAAACATCTAGAGTAGGCCCTCTTATGCCCGTCACCCGTTCCCAATTCCTTACCGACCTCCCGGAGTTCAATACTGCGGCCAATCCCTCTTCGTCTCCCAACGCCATTTCCTTTTCTACTTCTACTATCGACTACTACTTAGCCCTTGCCAATGCTTCCCTCGACCCCAACCGCTGGGGCGGGGACCCGTCCGTCTGGTTCACCCTTGGCGTGGAGATGTACGTCGCCCACTGGGTAGTGCTCGATACTTCTAACCAGCGGGACGTTCCCCGAGATCGTCTCCCCGGATGGAACAAGGGGGCTGTCGCAGGACAAGGCGCTGGCGGAGTCTCCATCTCCTATGACACGGCGGGGGCACAGGAGCTGGGGGCGGGACACTGGAACCTTACGACTTACGGCACGCGGTACATCAACCTAGCGAGACAGATGGGGGCGGGGCCGATTCAGATAGGGCCAAGCGGCTGCGGCGGCCCCCTGAACGGTCCGGCGTGGCCGGGTCCGTGGTTTGCGAACTTCCCTAATCCTAGTGACTAATGAACAAACGAACTCCCAATTCGCCGAAGATTAAGATGACGGCCAAGCCCCGTCCCCGGTCTCCCTGGGACTCTCCCCCCTCCGTCTACCGCTCCTTTGAGCGCTCCCTGCTCCAGATCGTGCGGGAGATGCTGTCGGAACTGCTGGACGAGGGATGGGACCTGTACTCAGCCGTCCCGGAATTCGACTGGCTACAGGAGCTGGCTAGCCGCGCAGCCGAACGCATGGTTACCCAGGTCCTGGTCACCAGCCAGAAGACGTGGAGGCAGGCGGCGGCGAAATCCTCCTCCGGCTCCCTCATTCGAAAGTCTCTGTCTCAAGAGTTACAGGGTCCGGTAGGCTCTCGTTACCGTCAGCTGGTTTCCGAAAGCGCACGACTGATCTCCTCGCTCCCTGGGGACGCCGCCAAGCTCGTTGCGGTGCGGGCAGCGAGGCGCGGGCTGGAACATGGTGAGCGGGCGCTGTCCGACTGGTCTCTCCTGGGTCGGATCGCCCGCGCCCGTGCACGGTTGATTAGTCGAACTCAGGTTTCCGTCGCCACTTCCGCCCTCACCCAGTCCCGTTGCGACCTCTTGGGCCTCGACTGGTACGTGTGGGAGACTTCCCGTGACGAACGGGTTCGAAGGTCGCATAGGTTAATGCAAGGGGTGATTTGCCGCTGGTCCCATCCTCCGGCTCCCGAGGCGCTGGCTCACGAGAAGTCCCGCCTCGGCCATTATCAGGCTGGAAACTGCCCCAACGACCGCTGCTTCCCCGCTCCCCTGCTCCATCTCCAGGACGTCCAGTGGCCGAGGAAGGTCTGTCCTGATGGCGACCGGATACTGACTATGGGTCTGGCCGAATTTCGCAATAGGTTCCATTACGAAGGGTTCAAATTCCAGTCGCCTCAGGCGGCCTAACAAGGAGATCTACCTATGACAGCATCCTACGCCCAGACCCAGAACAACGTTCTCCCCTCGGCGTTCGCCCCCGGCCAGTCCGTCACCGCCGTTCCCTACGACTCGGTCACCGACGGGATCACGGCGCACTCCGGAGGTGGGCAGGCCAATGCCGTTCCCCTCACTTCCCTCCTCAACCGCGTTACCACCGTAGCCGTGGCCAACGACTCCGTTCTCCTCCCCAAGGCCGTGGCTGGTCTGAAGGTCCGCGTCTCCAACGCCGCCGCCAACAACTTGGGAGTCTATCCCTCGACTGGAGACGCCATCAACGCCCTCTCCGCCAATGCCATGTACGCGCAGGCCACGGGCCGGGTGGACTTCATCTGCTACACCACCGGGACCTGGCAGACGGCCTAGACTGGGGACGAACGCTTCAGAAAGGAGGAGGATAACTAACGTGAAAAGACTTCTACAGTTTCTAGTCGTACTGGCCCTGACCCTGGGGATGGGGATGGGTACGCGGACCTACCCCCAGTCCCCCCCGAATTCCGGCGGATGGTCCACTTCCACCGTTACCGCCACCGCCAGCGGCACCCCGCTGAAGATCGCCAACAACGTCGGCGGCTACAACGCCAGCTTCGAGATCATCCCGTCCGGGTCTCCCGCCACCGTCAGCATCCCCATCCAGGGGTGCATGCCGAACGGCACCTGCGACACCGCCGTCGTCACCGTTACCTCCACCACAGCCGTTACCCAGAACGTGGTGTTTCCCAAGCTCTACACCTATTTCCTTTTCACCCCGTCCTGGACGGGGGGGACGTCGGCCAGTATCAAGATCACGTCGATAGTATCCTCCGCCCGCCTCGGGTACCCACAAAGTTTCTCGTTCGATCTGCCCTCGCCCTCGGTCGGGGACTCCGCACTGTACGAACACAAGTTGCAGAGTCCGGGGCAGATCGTCCGCGTGAGCTGCTCCACCGACCAGGGGACGGCTTCCATCAATCTCGACTTGCGGCAGGAGTCTACTCCTAACACCACCGGAACATCGGTCCTCGGGTCCGCCCTGGTGTGCAATTCCAACACCGCCATCACCACCACCATAGCCACCCCGGCGTACTCCGCCAACTCCCCCATCGCCCTGCTGATCTCGGGGACGAGCGGGACGCCGTCAGTAGTCCGGGTACACGTGGCGGCTATCATTACCCAGTAGTAGGTAGGGGAACGATCCCAAAAAGTTTGAGTAAGAAGAAAGTCTAGAGTCTAAGGAGAAATGGCAATGAGACAAGTCCTGGCTGTAACCTTAATCCTGTTGGCTTCGGCAGTTTTCGGCTTCGGCCAGGCAGGAAGTGGGGCACACGTAAATACAGTGGCCTCGGCGGTAGTCAACCACTCGATGCACCAGTCACAGGCCACCGTTCACTGGTCGGACATCGTGAACCTTTCTTGGCGGCACTGCCAGAAATACCAGCGAACCACTGGCTCGTGGTTCTGGAAGAAGACTGTTACCGATTCGGCGGCCTGCGCAGCGGACCCGTCGACGCTTTACAGTTCGCAGGACGTTCACAATCTGGTGACGAACGCCGGATTCGACTTGATCTCCTCGGCGGTCAGCAATACCGCGACGCAACCGGCTGCCTGTAACTACATCGCCGTCACCAATACCGCCATCACCCCGGCGGCTGGCGACACCACCCTGTCCGGCGAGATCTCGTCCAACGGCCTTACCCGTGCGCAGGGGACCTATGCCCACACCAACGGGACGCAGACCTACACCGTGTCGAAGGTCTTCACGGCAACGGGTACGCAGGCCAGTCAGGCCACCGGTCTCTTCAACGCGTCGTCGGTCGGCACCATGTGCTATGAGGCGACCTACACCCAGGTCACGGTGAACTCTGGCGATACCCTGACCGTCACTTGGACCGTTACTCTGTCGTAATTAGACATGCGCTGGCTGCTTTACATCGCCGGAGCTGTGATGGTGGTCTGCTGTCTGGGGCTGGGGAGCCTCCTGGCGCAGACCACCGTTACCCTTCGCCCCACGGGTGACGGTTCGGTGAAACAGTGGAATAACAACTCCGGGACGGCCTGCACCGGTACGGCGTGCTATTCGCAGGTAAACGAGACTAGCGGTAGTACCAATTGCACCTCCTCCACGCACGTTCCTGGCAATGGCGTGGTCAACAAGTCTCCAGCTACAAACTCCCGCGCCGAACAATACACCATGACGCTTAGCAGTCTGCCGACGGGCGCGGTGATTGACTCCATGACGGTCTACTCCTGCCAAGCGCGTGGCGGCTCGACCAACACTTCTGGCAAGCTGCGTATCGTACTTAATGGGGCGACCACCACTTGCAGTTCTAACCAGGCAGCCAACTCCGCGTTCGCTGAGGTCAGTTGCGCCTTTACCGGCTTGAACACCAACTACGTGAGCGGCACTACCACGCTGGAGATTGGTAACTCCACGACGGCGGCTGCGGCCATCAGCATGGACTCGATTGACGTGGACTTGACGTACCACGTGGCCTATGCCTCGGGAGTGGCTGCCAGTGAGCATACATCTCCGGCGGTAGCTGCGCTTCGAAACGTGCCGACCGGTCCCGCGCAATCGCAGCACACTTCCCCCGCCGTTACGGGTACCTGTTCCGGCAACTGTGGAGCCAGCGTAAACAAGAATGGTCCAGCTGCTGCCGCCTTCAAAACTGATCCGCCGTGCTGCGCGGTTACCGACAGTCCTCTCTCCGCTACGGTACACTTTTCTGCCAATCCGACTACCAACAACACTATAAGCCGTGGTCTGTCCGTTTCTGCCCATACTTCTCCCGCCATCACGGCGCAGCGGGCGCATACTTCCAGTCTCGCTGCTGGTTTTACTACCGACCCGCCTTGCTGCGCGGTTACAGATTCTCCATTGTCTGCTTCTCTACACTTTAATGTTGTTCCTACCACGCAGCGGTCGGCGGGAGGAAACGTCTCCATTGGCACAGGATTGACGTTCAATAACGGAGTGTCGGCAGCGGCCAACGGGTCTCTAGGCCGATCGGTAGCTCAGGCGTTTACTACCGATCCGCCTTGCTGCGCCAGCGTCACTAGTCCATTTTCCGCCAGTTTCCACGTTTCCCCCGCAGTAACCGGGGCTAAGCATAGCAACCAGTCTGCCGGAGCGCTGGCTACGGAGCACACTTCTCCGACCTGTTTTGCCTGTGTCGGCCATTTCTTTTCCTCCGCACATTGGACTACGCTTACCAACGTCACTGCCTTTACCAGCCATGCTCCGTCCGTTACGGCCAGCGCTCACGTGTCGCCCGCCGACAGCATCCAGCAGGGGCTGAACAAGACCGTGGCGCAGAGCCTGCATACTTCCCCTGCTGTTACCGATTCTTCGGCGCATTTCACAGCTATCACCGCAGGCTTCCAGACCGTGGCCGTGCCATCGGCAGCCGGTCCAGGTTCGCATTCGGTAAGCGCCAGTGTCAGCTTTCATTCCGCTCCAGCGGCATTCGAAAACGCCGTGGTAAGTACCAATGTTGCGCAGGGTTTTACTACTTCTCCCGCGCAGTCTGGGAACTTGAATCTGACGAAACAGGTATCCGCCGCGTTCCAGACCGTGGCGCTGGCTACGGCCTTTAAGCGTACGCCGGGCAGCCGGTTTGTAGTGGTAATTAACTGAGGGAGACTTTATGAAGAAGGCTCTAACCGCCATTTTATTGCTCAGCACCATGGGCATGACCGCCCCGGTGTTGCCGAATTTCGGCAGATGGTTCGCGGACGTGGTGGCCAAGGTATGTACCAAGGTTCCTGCGCCTACCGATTCCCCCTGCGGCGCGGGCGGAAGCTGCACCTACGGCGGGACACAGTCGGTTACTCTTTCCGACCCCTATTCCGGTTCCACGTTATACGGCTGCTACACCGTGGACGGCAGCGTTCCATACGCTTCCTATAACGGTTCTTCCTGGTCCTGTGGCAACGGCACGCACTACACTGGCGCGTTCAATATCGCCGCCACCAGCACTCTTAAGTACCTGTTCTGCGCCACCAACTACTCCTGCTCCGTGCTGGAGACCACGACCTACACCATCAGTCTCAATCCGGCGGCATTCGTCCAGGACGCTTATGATAGCGCATCGTGTGCCGGTGGCCCTGCGACTTGCTCTGCCGACAGCATCACCACAACTACCAATAATGTTCTGTATGTTCAGGTGGCTTATCACAACGCCGCTACGCTAACCAGCGTCACGGATACTTGCGGGACGAGCGGAGGGGCGAGCAATACCTATACCGCCGATGGGACGAAGACGAATGGTACTGCTTACAATTCCGCGACTTTTCACACACTCGTAGGCTATGGTAAGGCGTGCGTTGTCACGGCGCATTTTAGCCCGACGTCGGCCAACGCCGCCGTTTATGTCGCGGAGGCTTCAGGAGAGAATCTGACTACGCCGGTCGGGCAATTTGTAATTAACAGCCAGGACAATCCCGGCACCGGGGCTAATGCGATTACCAGCACCAACATCACCACTACGCAGACCAACACTCTTATTATCGGTTCTGTAATTACTTGCTGGGGCAATGCCGATAGTTTTAGCGCCGGTACCGGATACACCTTGACGCAGAATGTACGCACGGGCAACTGTAACGTTGGCGCGGAATGGAAGACATTCGCTTCCAGTGGAGCCGTCGCCGCCACCTTTACAACGACCGGCGGAACCAACTTAGGAGTACTGACGGCAGCGACGTCAATCCAACATCCATGAGAACTTTCCTGATTCTTGTCTTACTGACCGCCCTCTGCTTCGGCCAGCCGGGGACGTCGAATGCGGAACTCGCCAAGGCGGCTACCGCGTCCCGCCACGCCTTGCTGGTCAGCGTGTTTAATTCGATCGGACAGGTCGGACCCAGCGTTACCGTCGAATGGGCACCAGGTGCTACGGAACAGACGATCGCGTTCGCCAGGAGATTGTCCGCTGGAGTCCATGGAATTAGAGGCACGGCGACTCCGGGCGGGGAATCGATGAAGCGTCCGACTCAGCCAGGGATAACGATCTACACCAAATACGTTTCCTTGCCCGCGCCGAACCCCAAAGCTAAGGCCGGGCCTGTCTACTCTGCCGCGAAGACCACTGATAGCTATACCACCAGAATCAAAAGTTCTGGGTTCAAGGGTCCAAGCGACCAACTAAATATCCTATCCAAGCTGGCCACAGCGCTAAACACTACGCTGGAATCCGACCCATCCATGGCCCCCAACTCCGTCCTAATCGTGGTGAACAATGCGAAATAGGGCTTGGGCGGCGCTGTTCGTGGCAGCGCTGATTTCGTATTCGGCGTTTGGGCAGAACTGGTCCACCTTCCTCGACCCTTCGCGTGCGATTGACTGGACGAGCGCGGGGTTCACGATTCCGAACTATACCGTAGCCTGCTCTGGCTCTCCGCCAACTTTGTTGACCGGCGCGGGAAATGCGGCAGCCAATCACACGGCCATTCAGAATGCTCTTGCTACCTGCGACGACACACATAATGTCGTCAACCTTCCATCGGGCACTTATTACGTGAACGGCTTTCACTTTGCCGATCAAGGGAATGAAGTGCTGCGTGGCTCTGGCCCGAACGCTACAACCTTGATTATCGAGGGCAGCGACGGTT